GTGAGCCGTTTTTGCATCGCCTGTGCGTACATAGCACATAGCGCAAAGCACCGTGAAGGAGGTGCGTAACGCACCCATATGGGTTGGGGTCAAGGGTCGCTATTCATGGGGGCTTGCGCCTATCGGCGTTTGGGGTTATGGGTGCATGGGGCGAAGGGGCCGATTTCTATAGACCACCACACGCAAGCGCATGGGGGATGGGGCTGGATTCTATAGACCGCCCCCTTGCGCCCCTGTCTATAGACCCGCCCCCGCCCGCAAGGGGTGGGGTTGAGGGCCATAGCACAACGCCGTATAGCGGTCTATAGAACGGGACACTGCGCCCCACCCACCCCATAGCACAGCCCCATAGCACCCCCTTAGAAGGAGCCATAGCAAGGTGCTATCCCATAGCACTTCTTTTAAGAGCGCACAGCGTTCCCAAAAAAAATTACAAAAATGGATTTTTTATACCAAGACCTCCTGTGCGTGCTATGACAGGCCGCTCATTTGAAGAATCCTTTCGGATTTTAAAGAGTCTCGTAAGTGAAATTGCCGACCCTACAATGCGAACAACTGGAAACAAATTAAGAGTCAATCCCAATGCCGCTGAGCAATATCACCGGATGAACCAAGGAAAACGGGACAGGCGAGCAGATGAAATTGCAGAAGAAAACATGACACCCAACATGGTGATTAACGAAAAAATGTCAAGAAGGCTCCAACCCGTACTTGGTTCGCACGAATTGGACTTGTACCAAGATGACCGATACCAAAACAAAAGAGTTCCACCGGAAATACAAATAGGACATATGGTAAGTGATTCACAAAACCTCTTCCATCGCAACCAACTTCATGAAATGCCCGCACCTCTCTCATTTGCTGAAGTACAACAAATGCAAGGTAGTGGACTTCAAGGCCCACTTCCATATGAACAAATACGGCAGTTTCCCAATGAACCCACCAACCCCTTCAAATTGAAATCCAGCCCGTTTGACCTTGCATGGACAATCCTCAAGGGTGATGATGTACTTGAGCCAATCCGCCAACGCCAACGCCTCCGTGAACAAGAACCATTTAACCCATTTACCGTAAGACCACCCTCAACCCCGCCACCAATGCGTGAAGAGCGAAGCCTACCAATGGGAGGTACTGAAGGCATGTCCCGTGGCCCAATGCGTTCTCGCAAGCGAGGTAACCCTGCCAGTTCACCACGATTTATACGACCGGGCTTCCGCTCAACTGAAGCCATGCCTTTGACGGATGAATCAGCCGAATACAGAATGGAATTATGAACGGCCTTTCCAAAAAAAATAAAAAAAATAATTTTCATATACCATTAGTTTCTGTAGCATTTTATGGCTAAGAATTACTGTAACAAATGCGGCAGGGGTTTGGCCGGTACAAAGAAAAGCAACAGATGCACTTTTTGTAAGAGGCACAACCAATAACTTTAATTTCTGCACCGCACTCGCACCTTACATGATGCTGGCCGCACTGTTTATCCTGTCATTCATTGCAGGATTTTTCACAGTGTGGCTGGCTACACCCGACCCAAAAGACACCATAATTTTCATTGATGACGAAGAGGCGTTTCACCGAGCATGTTACAACGGTATGCGGAGGGGAATCCAGTGAATATATCCATCTACGAGGTCGGCCCTCGTGATGGACTACAAGCCCTTAAACAAATTGTGCCAACAGCCACGAAAAAAGAACTCATTGCCAGCCTATACGCCGCAGGCTTGCAATCTATAGAAGAGGTGAGTTTTGCTCACCCTCGCCTCATGCCTCAAATGGCTGATGCTGAAGAAGTGTTTGACAAAGGCAGTGCGCTGGTCATGAACAAGCGTGGCTACGACCGGGCTGTAGCGGCTGGCGTGCAAAAGTTCAACATTGTATTTTCACCGTGCGAGACTTTTAACATGAACAACATGGGCAAAACCCGCAGTGAAATCGTGCTCATGTACAAGACCTTCATGGACAAAGTGCCCAAGAAGAATGTGCGGGTGTACATCAGCATGGCGTTTGGTTCACCCGACAGCGGAACGCCTTCACTTATCACACTTATTTCGTGCATTCGTGATGCAAAGATGTTTGGCGATACCGTGGTTTTTGCTGATACAGTAGGCATTGGTACTGAAAAGGATATAGCAGAATTAGCCGAACTCGCCAAAAATGAAGGGATAAAAGCCGCCTTGCACTTGCACCACAATGGTAGTGAAGAGCGTGCACTACAATTAGTCCGTGCCGCTCTTATGAATGGGATTCGTGAAATTGACTCAAGCATCGGCGGGCTTGGTGGCTGTCCGTTTGCCAAAAACAGCGGAGCGAATCTGTCTACCGAAACATTAGTGTCTCATTTGCACGGTTGGGGTTTTACCACGGGTGTGGACGAAATAGCCCTCAAAGCGGCTTTACAGATTGCTCAGCAAATTAAACTTAAAGAAACTGGCCATGGAAAAGAGGCATGGACGGGCGAAACATGGTTGGACTTAAATCTCCCAAGTGCTTCTCGGCCAGCAATTTGACTACATGCTCCATATCGGGGTGAATGTTTTCAATAAGCGTACCTTCGTTAGTGTCGGTCATTTTGTGCGCTCGGTCAAGAGTGGTAAGGTCATTTCGCAGTGCTTCAGTGATTTGATGTGGCAACTGCAACTCGCCTTTGAGCATACGCCAAGCCAAATCCATCGGGAAACTTTTCTTAAAGTGCCCCCGTTTAAGCAATTGCAAATAAATAGCCTGCAACAATACGCTTAATTTTTTAGGGTCGGTAATGATACTACCTTCAAAGGCAGGCATACCAAAAATAGAAGTAAAATTAGCCGCTATTGCTTTACCTTCTTCAGTATCAAGAAACTTAGTGTGTTCCATTGCATTTACTAAGTTTGAAACTTCATTTTTATGCCTCTTTGCTTCTTCCGCCGCCGCTTTGTTGGCCGCCCTTGTTTCAGCGGCTTTTCTGTTACGCTCATCACGCTCTTCTTGCGCTGTTTGATTGATTCCGTCCTGCACTGCTTTTTGATTCTGCTCATCTTTTTTTGCTGTTGCTTCCAATCGGCGTTTTTCACGCTCTTCACGCTCTTGCTGTAGTTTTTGTTGTGTAAATGCTAACATGTCATCTTTACGATTAAGGTTCCTTTGCATAAACGAATGCGGTAATACAGTGACGGCTCCTTCTTTTTCTTTTCTTTTATTTGCCTCTAAGGTGCTTCTTAACGATGGTTCACTAAATGCATCTTGTAGTACGGGAGTATATTCTTGCAAAGTTTTACTTTGCCAGCCATCCTTTTTTCTTTCAAACAAGTTAGGGACAATAGCACGCACTTTTCTGTTTTCTCTCCAATCGGGTAAATCGCTAAAATTAACAAAAGAGCCAACCGCATTTAACATTTGATGAGCAGGAATGTTGTACATACCGGGAAACTTCTTTTGGTCGCTATGTTCTTGGTCATACATGAAATCAGCAGGATGGCGTGCATCAATCCACCTACCTTGCTCATCCTCGTATTCATTTTTCTCATTGGGCGTTAGTCCTTCCACCATTCCAGCACGGATTTTTCCATGGTGTTGTTCTCCAAAATAATTTTGTCGTTGCATATTTTCAATGGCTTGGTCAATAATGCGTTGGCGTGCTTGTGCGTATTCGGGGGTTTGATATTGAGAAGTAAAGTACATGTCTTTTAACAACCGCCACGACATGTCCATGGCTTCTCCCGTAGCGATTTGTGAGCCAGCCTTGGCTTTCTCGGCCATTTGCATGTTTTGGTCGGCCATGCGTTGTTGAGATTCCCGATTGGCTTGGGCGTAGGCCGCACCAGCATCAGCCGCCGCCTTGCCTCGCTCTTTTATTTTATCAGTGAATGATTGTTGATTGTTAGCCTCGGTGATGTTTTCACCACCAGTAAGAGCATCACCCACCTTACCGCCTGTTTTTGCACCTAAAACGGCACCAGCAATACCACCGAGAACCGTGCCAACACCCGGAACAATACTTCCAAGAGCCGCACCACTGGCCGCACCACTGGCCGCACCACCTACAGTTCCAACAGCCTGTCCAATGTCACCTTTGACAAGGACACGCCTGCTCATGTGCTACGCAGGAAGCGGTATGTCTTTAAATTATTTCACCATGGAAGGAGCATGGCGAGGGTGCTGATAAGCAAAGCAACCCTCGCTGATTTTGGTGTGCCTCGTCAAGAAGTAGCCGTGCGTCAACCCATGCCCTCGGCTGAGGAAATGGAGCGCATAGTTCGTGAAAGTGATATTGCTCTAACACCAAAAGAGTTTGCTACAAAAGTGCCGCTTATTGAGCGAAACACAGAAGGTTTTGATGAGCGTTTTGGAGATACAGCCAAAAGATTTGACGAACAAATGGGACTGGAAGGTGCTGTAGCGCAAGGACTTATTGCAAGAGAACATCCTCAAGTTGCAGATTTAGACCCAAGACTTACACCCTTTCTTCGTGATTACTACAGCCGTCAATCCACTTTGCCCGAACACTTTTGGAATTACCACACTGAAGGGCCATATTATGATGAAGAAGGAAACATTTTACCCGGCCAAGTACCTCCTGTTGATGCTGTAAAACTAATGAGTGAAAGTGACATACGCTATTTAGGTGGAAGAGAAGGTGTTGGGTTAAAACCCGTACCGTTTAGTCAATCTAATCGTAATTGGGAAATGAATGAAATACCATTAAAATATCGTGTGCCTGTAGAAAATGCTGGATTTGTAGGAGGTCTTACAGAACAAGACATTCTTAGAAATCAAGCCGGTAATGTATCGGGTAAGTTGCCAAAAGGGGTTGTTGGTATTCGGGGTTTTGGCCGTCCACAAGATAAGGCTTTTGCTCGTAGTGTTGGCAGAGAAGGTAGAGAAGCAATATATACTGCACCTATACCACCCGAAAGACTTGTAGGTGTTATGCCAAGAACACGCATGACAGAAAATGAATTAAAAGGGGGTGAACTAAGGCATTTATACGCTCCCGAAAAACCATTTGAACAAAAATTACATGAACTTGTTTCGGATGGTATAATCTCACCTATCAATGCTATGTATGCTATGATAACCCATAGAGCACAACAAAAACACTCACCCGAACATTTATTTGAAAATCCAAACCCGTTATTGGAACTTTACCCATCACCTTCCTCGTTAATAGATACCGATGCTGGCGAAGAAAAAATGCAAAAAGTGGGAGGATGGAGAACACCTTTTGCTACACCAAGTAAAACAGCACGGAGACAAGTTGAAAGCAATTTTAGTGATGCTTTACCACTTGCATGGCAACAAGGCGTTTTTGGTCTTGAAAATCCATTACTTACAGAAGCCGAAAAAGAAGCGTACTTAAAAGACATTGAAAATATGAGATACATGGATGATGACACAACTCCAATAAGAGACATTGACCCTAAAAAATTGAGAAGTCTTTATCCAAAACAAGCAGGGGTGAGGTTCGGATGAAGCCCGTGCAAGTCAAAAAGGCGTATTTGCCCACCATTGATGAGGCACGGGGTGTTTCGCTTGACGACATCCAAGCCTTGCGGTGGATTCCGGGTAAATATCGCTCTTCGTTTAGCCAAGCAACCCCGTTTAGAACTCCGGGTAATATCAGATGGGAAAAGGATAAAGAAGAGGATTTGGGAGAAGCCTATCGGCCAATACCGGGTTTTAGAGAAGGCACAAACTTTCAAGGTTATTTTCTAAATCCTGCCACCGCTTACGGTGCTTTGCAAGGGGATGTGGGATGGAATACCCTTGCAAATAGGGCAGTAAACCCAATTCTTCTTGGAATAACGGACACTCCTCATTTTTGGCGTACACCAAAACAAGGAGCATCAATGCAAGGTTATGCTGGTGAGGGTTATCGTTATGGAACGCTACCAAAAGCAAGTTTCGTTGAGATACCGCACGAAACTTCTCCTATTGATATGCAACGAGCCATGATGGATTTTCAACGAAATCGTGCGTTACAAGGAATGAGTTCGGATGAGGCTTGGGACACAATGGCTGAGAAAAACCCCGATGAGTATGATGTGGCGGGTTTGTTTCCGAGAAAAATTACTGAAAACATATGGGGGCAACCAGCACAAATGGCTGGCAACCCTGTCGTTGATTTTAATTGGGAAAGATACAAAGTCGCCAGCGAACCAATGGACATCGCCTTCCAACTGCTCAAACAAAGCCTTGAACTGCAACCACCAATGACTCAAGGTGTTGAAGAAGAGCAATCAGTTGAAGAAGAAATGCCTATGCAGGAAGTTTCAATGGGTGATTACGAAACCCCCTGTGAATGTGCTGAACGAATACGAACCCATGTAACTTCCATAATCCGAGAAGGACTTGAAAGGCTAAAGAGTAATCCACAAGACATATATCGCAGTGGTTGGGAAGTTTGGGAAGTTCCCTCTTTAATAGAAAGTAATGAAAGCAACTTAGCAGAATTAGAACAGATGAGTTGTGAAGAAATCCTACAATGGGCCGAAGGTCACTCAGTATATTCCAAAATGTGTAATAGTGGTGGGATAAGCGAAGCCGACCAAATGAAATATGCAGGTGAACCAATGGACATCGCTATGCGGTTGCTCAAAGAAGACCCGCTTCATCTTCAATCAAGCAATACTCTCGCTCGTCGTGCAAGAGAAGAATTAGAAACTGATAAGATGGGTGAAAACAGTCCGGCTTATCAAGAAATGATGGAGCGAATGATGGAAATGTACGAACCACAAGACAATACCATTCCTCTTGAAGACAACCTTGACCAATATGCACAAGAAACAGGTAAAAATCCGTGGCGTATGTTATCCGGTCGTGAAATGCCAAATAAACACGGCGGTACAGCAAAAGTACATCTTGACCCACTAACTCCAATTCATCCTCAACAATTTTATGATTGGCAAGCAAAGAACGCCAGCGAACCCATGGAAATCGCCTTGCAACTGCTCAAAGAGGATATTGATTATGAGGAAGATGATTACATTTATCCCCATGAGCAAATATGGAATGATGAAGCAGATGAACAACTAATTGATACCACCAACTCTTTGTGGGACTATGTTAAAAACATGAGTAATGATGATAAAATAGAATGGCTAAGGCTTCAAGGTAACCCTTTCATGCAAAGAGGTATGCAACGAATGAATGGTGATTTTCCGAAACTTAGTCAGCAAGATATTGACGATTCAATTTGGGAGATGATGTTTGACGCTTGGCAAGACTCACAAATGGAAATGCCCGACGGAATTGATTTTGATTTAGGTGGTAATCGTAAAATTGAACAGACTCGTGACCCAACAAGGGCATACGCAGTACACCCCAAGTATTGGAAAAAATTAGCCAGCGAACCAATGGACATCGCCTTCCAACTGCTCAAAGAGCGTGTAAGTCCCGAAGCCAAGCGGCACAAGTTGGAGTACGACAAGAAGTACGAGTCCACGCCGGAGCGGGTGAAGTACCGGGAGGAGTTGAACCGTGAACGCCGTCGCCGTGGTATCTACGGTAGCCACGACCATAAGGACATCAGCCACACCGAGGGCGGCAAATTGACCCTTGAAGGCGAGCATGAAAACAGGGCACGGCACTTCAAAGACAAGGGAACTCTTCGGGATTTGAACAAAGCACAACAAACTTTACCTTCATACGACAAATCTCAAGTTGAAAGTTTGGTTAAACCCGACCAATCCACCATGTATATTTCATCAAGACCGGGAAGAGAAAAAGTCACGGCAGAAGAGCAAAGTGAAAAACATGATGCGTTGTTAGCGGCTATAGCGGAATTAAACAAAAACAAACAAATGAACATCATGACGGGTACTGGTGAAGGTGAATGGGGTAAGGAACATTCAATTGCTATTCAAAATTATCCGCCCGAAATGAAAGAAAAATTGTACGCTTTAGCGAGACAATTTGGACAGGATGCAGTGGCCGAATCAAATGCAAGGGAAAAAGGAATGCGTTTTGTGAATCCAGCAACTCGTGAAGATACCTTTTCTTTTGGAGGTCGTGAAATACAAGAAGAACCTCGTTACAGCACCAATTTCCCGACAGGACAAAAAATTACTTTTACTGAGTAAGCACTCACTTACCTCACTTTACTCAAACTTCACCTCACCTAAAATGAGGTAACCGAAATAGTCACTTTATTCAGTACCCTTACTCTCAATATAATAGTAGTATAGGGATAGTGAATAAATGAAGTAAACTGGGGGGTCAAAAATAGTGAGTGAAGTTTTGAGGTAAGTGAGGAAAGCGAAACGCTTATATTGACCACTCATGTGACCATGGTTGAGGACAATGCAACAAGGTAGCAACACTTCCGACGCTGAAATCCGACTTATGGGCCTAATTCTTGCTCAATCCGCACTTGTGGGTTTGGCAATTGGCCTGTTTGACGCTGATATGTGGTTGAACACAAATGACCCAACGGTGAATGGCTTTACTTACGCCATGGCCGCATTTTTCGTGCAAGGCATCGCCTATTATTTCTTCAAAATGTTCTTTGAACAAAACATGCAAGAAAAAGTGCGGATTCAAAACATGGAGCGAGAACGACAAGGGCGTTATCGTACTATGCAATATCAATTTGATAATCGCCGCTCGGAAATGGAACTTCGTATGCAAGAAGCCCAGTTGGAGGCTGAATTGCGTTGGATGGAAGCCAACCCCGGTAAAATGCCGCCATCGTGGGGCGTACCGGGTGGTTCTCCTTCGTTAATTGAACAGCAAGAAAACAAACTAATTTCCAATCCACCAAAGCATTCGGCTGAAATCAAAGCACCAGTCAATCTTGGTATCAAGGAAGAAGAAACTCCTTTGAAAAAGGACGGCACTCCCGACAAGCGATACAACAAGAATGACTGAGTGGTGATGGTTTGGGTCGCATTTTCAAAACGCCTACGGATGATTCTACCGAGGCTACGCTTCGTGCGATGCATACCCAAAATACGCTTGACAACTATTATGAAAAAGGTGTAGGATGGCTACGAACCATTCTTTTTGTCGGTATGGCAATACTCATTACCAGTTATTGGGAACTACACACAGGTGAATCAGCGTGGGAAAACACAGTAGAATGGGCGTGGGGCAAAGCACAAGACTTCGCAGACTGGCTTTGGGGGCTTGTAAATGGTTGAACCAGCAGGCACGGCGGTTGTCGGTGCGATGGTGTGGGGCAAAGCCATCTTTAATGCGTGGAGGCCACGCAAGGTCGGTATTTACGGAGCGGGATTGACGGGTAAAACCACACTTGACCGTTACATGACCACACCGGGCGAAATGGAAGAAATACCCGAAGAGGACAGAACAACACATTTCAAAATACTTGGACGGCACATGCTTCCTAATCCAACACGAAAGCGTGTATCTTGGAAAGGAGAAAAGCGTGTTGTCTTTTCTGCTGATGTTGGTGGACAAGAGCGGTTTTGGAATCTGTGGATAGATGATATGGTGGCTCGTCAAGTAGAATGTGTAGTGTACATGTTTGATGACCGGGCTATCAAAGGGGGTGATGAAGCCCTGCAACAAATTGCTGGCTTCAAATATCTCGTTGATGCTATAACAAACAGACATTATCGTTATCGTAATTTCAAAAGCCGATGGAAGGGCAAAAGATACGCTCCTAAACTCGTCATGCTGGTTGCCAATAAAGCCGACCGATTCTTTGATGAAACGGCGGTGATGCTTTGGCAACAAGACCGTATCGGTGAACACAAAATCTTTGATGCATTCCGTGATGACCTTATTCGCTTGCAAAAAGCAGGTGTGCCTACTCGTCGCTCGTTTATGGCGACAAGAATTGGGTGGAATGTGGACGCAACCATGGTAAATCTTTTAACATCGTAGGTGGAGAAAATGACAAAAACAACAATAGCATCAGTAGGACAAACCAGTAACAGTGTACGCACCGTTATTCCAATGTGGATTGCTGAACTTATGGGACTTGAAAAAGGTGCAAAAATTAAATGGAAATTGATTCGCACAGAAGAAGGCTACGCCGCACAATTTATAGGTGATAAACAATGATGAACTTTACACGACCTCAACAACGACTTAGCGATGCAAATAATGCTCACTTGTATGCTTTAGCACAACAAGGCAATGCAGGACTTTCTCATGCCGCTCTTATGGAACAGGCTACTGCTCAACAACGGATGCAAGCCATGGCTGGTGAAAACAATTTGCAAGTTCCAAAAGTGAACTTTTACCCATCACGCCATCCCGACCCACACAAGGCTCGGCGTAAAGACATTAAACAAGCATATTCGTTGTTGATGCCTTCTAAGCGTAATATATTCAATCCAATGCGTACATTTTTTGGTCGCAAATACCGCTATGACAAACAAACCAATGTGTGTGTTGTGGACGGTTGTGATTGCGCCGTTTTAATTCAATACGACAACTTGTACGCTAAGATTTGTGATGAAGATACTGGGCGCAGTCTATGGGAAATGTATTGGCAGAACCCAGTAACAGGTGAGGCTGAAGCATTTATCGCAAAAGACAAAGTAACCAATGGGCGTAAAATGCGTGGCACCTATTGTCCCGAACACCTTCATCTCTACCATTTGCTGTGCAAGTGGGAAGCAGAAGAGGACAAAGTGCGTGAAAATAACCCACGCCGCCTTCGTGACCATGTAAAGCGTGGTGTAAGTGTGGTTACCGTTCCTGTAGCCTCCATTACGAAGAAAGACCCAACACCACCCATGCTTGAGAAATACGAGCCTTTCTTTGACCAGTTGATGCAAGATTCAAAGAAAACAAAAGGCATCAACATCATTCACTACCAAAACCCTGTAAGTAAACAAAATGATGTTACCATGGTAGTGTTTGACTTGCGTATTTTTGAGCATGAATTGCTCATGATGAATCAACCAACGCAGGCTTTCCAAAACATGATGAGTAATCAAAACGCTCTTGAACAAGAAACGCTTGGATTGGGTGAGTGACATGTTGGGACTTGGCGGAAACAATAACCAAATGCCGATGAATAACGGTGCCCTTAACTTGGGCGTATCGGGTAATCAACAACCGTGGCCTGCACAGCAAAATCCATTCGGTCAAGCCGCCGCTAACCCATTTGTGCAAGGTATGACGGGGGGAGCATCTGCTCAATGGGCACAACAACCTGTTGCACCACCAAGTGAAATTGAATTGCAAATTATGTTGCTTCGTGGGATTGTACCTGTGGACAGGTTCATTGCCAGCCAACAAATGGCTACACTGATTCAAATGTTAAACAATCTTGTTAGTTTTAGCGTTCTTGAAGTTATGAAAAACGCAGTGTTCATTGAAGATGGGGATGGTAACCTCAAAATGGACATTACCAAGTTGCCTCAGCATCTCCAAACCATGAGTGCTGAAAACATCAAGGCTGAGTTTAATGCCCTGCAAAGCGGGGCACAGCAAAACATCACGCTTGCTGAGCAAGGACAATCACAAATAGCCGCATATTCGCAACAGAATATGATGAGCGGTGCGCTTTCAGCGGCATTGGCTGATGAAGGTATGATGGAAAAAATGGGTAGCGGTGTTGGAAGTGTTGCTCGTGGACTTATGGGGTTGAGATGATGGATAAAAATACAATGATTGGACAATCGTTTGCCGCTACTTCACTGAATGTGCTTAATCCTCATCGCAGTGTCATTGTGGACATGATAATGGTACAAATCCTTTCTTCCATTATCACACTTACTTTACTCCTTCTTTTCAAAGGCAATGAAATTGGTTCAACCAACGCTTCATATCTATTGGTAGGATTATTCGGCTCACTCGTCTTTTTGACCGCTGTTTATTCCCGCATCACCAATTGACGGCCATTTTCCAATCGGGCATTCCGATGAAAGAAGTGCCACTTTAGTTTTGATGAAACAACCGCATTGTGTACATCGTGGTTGGTCACCTCCAAACGGGCAACTGTAACAGATTCGGGTACGCTCTTCACGAAGAATCAGTGGTGCTTCTCGCCCCAACGCAATATCTTTCATAGCATTGGTAAGACTCCGAATTGTTTCGTAGTTTAATGGCACTTTTGCTATCCTTGGCCTTCTTCCCATATTGTTGTTTCATTCGGAATCGTTTTTAACTCCTGCTCTTTAACACCGACATGGCGGGGGAGCGGGTAGTCAAGCGTTCTTGCGCTTTTTGTATTTCCGAAGAGCGGGCTTCGCTTGAAGAGCAAATGCTTCAAGGGTATATTTCGGCTCGCCAGTTGGACAAAGACATGGGGTGGCGAAGTAACACCGCAGACCGTCATTACCGTAATCACATGGGGGATTATCACATGGCCGCAAACACCGATTGTGCTCTTTGTGTAACTCCTATGCGAAGCGATTACGAGCGTGCGTACTTTGAAGATGGAAGTGTAAGTGAACATATTGCTCAAGAGATGGGTATTTCCGAGGACAATGTGTACCACCACATGCGACACCACTTTCAGCCCCTCGTGCAAAAGTCTGCCGCTATTGAAGTTGCACTTACGGCTGGTAGTGAAATCGCTCTTCTTCGCTCAAACGCTGAGAAATTAAATCACAAACTTAGTGAGTTGTTGGACGAAGGCACAGTTCATGAAGATGGATTCGTGCGGGATGCGGTGGCTTTGCATAAAGAAGTGCGTGAAACTGTCAAAGACCTTTTGCGCTTCCAAGACCAATGGGGTGCTAAGAGTGACGGCCAACAAGTCAATCAAACATTCAACATTTTGCAAGTAGAGTTGGGCAAAGAAAGCCCCGACACATGGATGCGAATTAAGCGGCAATTGCAAGAAAACATGGGGGTTGAATAATGCCAATGATGGGTCGTGGCTCCGATACTCGCATGTACTCGCCTCGTAGCGAGTCGGACAAAATGTACTCCTCGGCTAACGAGGACGAGGACAAGTACAGCCCTGCCGACCCGGAGTACAATGAGCAAAAGCGTGAAGAAAAGAAACGCATGGCTGAGGAGAAAAAAGCCAAGCGTGCAAAAGTCAAGCACATCAAAATCCGTGCCACACAAGGATTAAGCGGAGAAGAGTCTCCATCTCCGCTGGATGACGGTAACAAGCGTGATGATGAGCGTGAAATTGGTTTGGCTGGTGGCCCTGCTGGAAGTCGTGGTACACTTCTTGACCTCGCTACTGGGGCAAAAAGCGGAACAGGCTCAGCCATGAGTCCCGGCCTCCCAATTGCCATGAGCGAGCCGATGGAAGATGCTTGGAGTACATTGTTGAAAGAAGATGAAGAGCCACATTCATTTAATTTAAACGAAGTGTTCAAAACTCCTAATCACGAGTGGTACGACCAAATTATGGGTATGGAAACTCCAATGGTGCAGAACTTGGTCAATAGCGGAATAATGAATGCAATGGGCTATAAAAACCACCTCTATGGAGATGCAGAAACAATAAGTGGTATGCACGAAGATGAACTTGACCCACAGGATTCAATGGACATGATAATGGAACATCGCAATTCTTTGTTGGTTTTGGATGCAATAATGCGAGGTAAAGAGCATACTATACCACAGCAATTCCGTGATTATCACAAAAATGCGGATATGACAAGGATGCTCAGTGGTATGCCACCACATGCACAAATAGCCGCAAACTTAGCAGGTTTGTACACCAATTTGAATTATCTCGGACAACTCATTGGCCCTCAAATGGGCGAACCCGATGATGATTTTAGGACAAAGAATGCCAGCGAGCCGATGGAGGATGCTTGGAGTTCGTTGCTCAAGCAAGACGACCATGTACACGATGTTGGTGATGGTTCGGATAAAGACGCTCAACGGTATTTTGACGAAGAAGTAAAACCCGTGGTCATGAATCCCGACACTCCAAGACCATACGCAATGTTGGATAACGGTGTATTGGAATCAAAAATAGAAAGAATGATAATGAGACTTGAACCAATGGACGAAGAAATACTCAATGAGTACAATTACCGAATGGTTGAAAATGACCTTGATGCACAAGGTAGCCCTGTAACTGATGCGGGATATGACCGTACTTTCCAAGATGTTTTTAGAAGTGAGCCGATGGAGGATGCTTGGAGTTCGTTGCTCAAGCGTGAAACTGAACGCACTATTGCAGGGCGACGGCGGCGTGAGGCTCGTCAAGAGTTTCGCCCATCTACGGGTCAATTCAAAACGCCACCGGGCGGTATGAGCGGTGGGGCTGGTGCGACGATGCGCCGCTTCAAAGCGCAAATGCGTGGTATCAAAAGCGGCAAAAAGACGGGACTGATGAAACCACATTTGGCTGTGGAAATGAGTCACCGTGGTATTCAAACTAAACAACCGCTGTCTAAAGACCCGCAAAAGTACACGCAGTACAAAGGCCAATCCGAGGCTCGTAAAATCATGGGTGGTGTACGCACTCCGTTTTCACCGCACGCACGATACGGTGCCCGCTCCAACTACGCTGGCCCAACGGGTGCTGGCCGTATTGGAGGATTGATGCCCGGACAGCGTGGACAAATGAGCCAACCTTCATTGCGTCCTATGCGTGTACGCCAACCTCGTATGCCAAGTATGCGCCCTCCTATGCCTCCTACACCACCTATGATGCCGCCGATGCAATCCAGTGTACCCAGTGTACCCAGTATGCCCGCTCCTCCATCCAGCATTATGATGAGTGAAGAGCGATACCAAAGCGAATTGTTGAAGGCTCGCAACACGCTTCATCGTATTGAATTGCTTAACCTTATGCGACGGTTAATTCAAGCCAAAGAGCGTGAGGCTAAACTGAAGAAGTCCGAAGGTATCAAGCCCAACAGCGGCCATTTGCCACCCCACCCTGCTGGTGTTGAGCCAAGCGATGATGATGACCCCGATGGGCCAACCGAGAACCTTGAGACAGATGCCAAAACTTTTGGGCTTGACCCAGTGGGTATCATCAACAGCCGAAGGGGGCATATGTGATGTTGATTCGTGTGGGTCACCCTCTCATCAAGGCGTGGAGTCTTGTGGGGCACGGGCCAGCAGGCCCGCAGATTTTCCGCAACCCCCCACCGCAGGCCTTCCGCCCCGAAAATGAAGATGACCTCCCTGCTTTTGCTCATGATGGTGTGGGAAATGTTTTGCCCGGTCAATGGAGTATTGGAGAACACGGTCAAAAAGTGTATCAAACCGACCATGGTGATTTTCACCACGGCATTGATGCAGTGGTAAAGCATCTTGGTGATTTTTTGCGAGCAAGAGGCTTAAACTACGACCCTGTGGAAATTGTAAACCACGCCATCAACGAGTTTAACGATACGCACACCAACGCTGACCAGCATGAGTTGGCTAATTTCCATTCCCCCGAATGGCGCAAGATTCGTGGTAATGCTCTTGCCCCCGGTGATGCTACACGAGACATAACCACTCGCCCTGCCCGCACACAAGGTGGAACAAAAATTACCATGCTTACCAACAAAAATCACGAGCAAACGCCCGTTGGTCGTTTTCTTGAATCGTATTACATTCCATTCAACAAACAATTGATGCACACTTTAGAAGATATTGGCATTCCTCAAGCCGAAATCAAGCAAGCACTTCCTTTCACCAAATACCCGTACTTGTATGCCCACTTGTCGGCTCCACAGGGCTATTTACGCTCGTATGCCAAACAACACGGGTCGGAAATTGACGAGGCAATGATGGGTAACGCTCCCGAAGGATATTTTGGAGACACCGAGGCTGTACGCACTTGGGAGGTCTTGCACCACCTTCCCGACGCTTTCTTTTATCCCAATGTCAAAGAAAACATGCAAAAGAAGGGTAAGCAACCCACGGGATTGTACCAAGCCGCTCATTCCATGATTGACAAAGCCTTGCAACAGGGGATTGAACATATTCCCAATGTCAATGTCACCATCAATACCGGAACGCTTGGTAGCCCGCAGATGATTAACCGACCACTTCACGAGATTCTTCAAACACCCGATTTGCGAGAGGCTTTGGTCAAAGATATGGCGAATGTGCCTGCTATGATGTTCCTGTTTGGTCGCAGTGGACAAGGTGACTTCAAGCGACTGTATGACCATATGATGGAAAAATACGGTGCAACTGAAGATATGCTTTCAGCGAGTGAGCAAGCCAAGTATCTTTCTGCTGGTGAAAAAGGTGGCAAGGGTATGCACGAATCGGCTAAACGCATGTTTGCTCTTGCCCGTGCATCGGGTGAAGGTAGTGAAGAAGGGCGTAGCCGATTTGGTGAGCATCCCATTTCAGCCGATGAGTTGCAAGCCATGGGGGTGTACCACAGTGACAACCTCATGAATCAAGTTGACCGTTTTCGCACTGTTCTTGAGGCACTGGCCGACCATCAAGCCAGTGCACAAGGTCACAAAGTTAAGCGAGGTATTGGTGACATTCCTACCACCGCTCGCCCTGCCATGAGCATTGGTGGTTATCCACAAATGAATGCTGAAACAGGTGAATACTCCATGTCACCTCTTGACCCCCACATGGATGCGTATATTCACGACATCCATGACTTTGCACCAACACAGGGCTTTGACCCTACCCTTACACAGTCGCCCGGACAGCAGGTTCTTTCTTCACCTGTTCCACCCGTACCATCTCCTGCGGGTTCTCTTCCGGCTACACCTTCGGCTCCTGTCCGGGCGGCACCTTCTTCTTTCCCACACACCCCACGGCAACAGTTCCAACAGTTGCGACCGCAAATTGGGCAACTTGACCCCATGCAGTTCCGTCAACTGCTTGAACAATCGGGCCGTCGCAGACCCATGCCGATGAGCGATGCACCGCTTTCTCCCATGGAAGCGGCGGCACAGCGACTCATGGCTGACCCACAACAATCTCTTCTCAGCGAGTATTACAAGTCCATGGACAAAGCCATGGATGATGTCATGCAAATTATAAAAGGTGGACGACGATGAGCAAGAAAGTATTGATTCGCAAGCAAGCCGGTGGCGGCGGCATCATGTACACTCGTGAGGTAGGCGGGCGAGGTCAAGGTGGCTTCATGCAAGACTTGGCCGCTCTTCGTGGCGGAGCAATGGGTCTTAATTCACAAGGTGGGCAATCGTTTATTCCCGGCGCACAACTTCCCGGTGCCGCACCTACAAGAATGCAAAGATTGGGTGCAGGTGCAAACCTCGCAGGTCGTGGACTCGCCGCCGCTTTGACGGGTCTTCAAACAGCATACGGCCTACAAGGAGGCAATGTTGGTGCGCTTGGAAACATAGCAGATACTTATGCACAGCAGGCGCAAGGTTTGACTCGCAACAACACAACGGAAGCGCAACAAACTCAAAATGAGGCTACGAGGCAATTCAACGAAAGGGCGCAACAAGACCTGCAAGCACAAGTTCAAGCAAGCGCAAACCAAGAAATGCGACGGCAACAAAGAGCAGGTGAAGCACAATCGGTGCCTTTACCTACTGCTACATCAGCACCAGCGGCACCATTACCACCACCAGCGGGCTTACCAGCACCTCCTAATCCTGCCGCCGTAGATGTACCACTACCGGGTGTGACACCAGCACCAGCACAAGCGGCACCAGCACAGCCGGGTGCGCTTCCTCCCGGCTTGACTCAAGCAACAGCACAAACAAGTGTCCCGATGCAACCACCTGCTCCTGCTCCTGCTCCTGCTCCTGCTCCTGCTCCTGCTCCTGCTCCTGCTCCTGCTCCTGCTCCTGCTCCTGCTCCTGCTCCTGCTCCTGCTCCTGCCGCACCTGCTCCTGCTTCTGACCCCGGAGTTGACCATCAAAACTTGACAATTGACGGTATTCGTTTTGGCTCACAAAGTGCGTTTGATATGGCTCTTCAAAGGAGAATGAATCGCTCTTTCGCTACATATGTGCTTAACGAGTTTGGCGACATGCTTCATAAGGCTGACCCACATGTGGCTGGTCTGCTTACCTTCCGAGTGTACATGGACAAAGTGATGAAGGGGTGATACCGTGAGCGACATGGAGGAGTTTATTCACGACATGGACAGGAAGATGTCTGCAAAGTCGTTTGAATACTTCTTCAAGGAAATCTTGGGCTTTGACTACTCCAACCACCACAGGTCGTGGGATGAAGGATTGGCAAACAACCGCTATTACTGCGTGAAAGCAAGTCGTGACCATGGCAAGTCTGTGTTCTTCATGTCTTACGCTTTGTGGATTGCGGCTTTCCAGCCGGGAAAGCACATCATGATTTTCTCGCACTCGTTGGAACAGACGCTTGAACACATGCGTTTTATTCGTCAAAACATTGAGAGCACGCCTTCCATTCGCTACCTCATTCCCGAAGGCCGACCTTGGCGAAAGACCTACTTTGAGTTCAGCAACGGTAGCCGTATCATGGCTAAGTCGGTGGGTGGTGGTACTCGTGGTTTCCACCCGAATGTTGTGTTGTGTGACGACATTCTGTGGGGTACAACGGGTACTGAACTTCAGCGTGCCGCAGACTGGTTTTACGGTGTCCTGCTTCCTGTTCTTCACCATTCGGGTCGTCTTATGATGGTGGGTACGCCGTTTTCGTACAACGACTTGTATTCGCAGTTGGAGCAGACCGAGACATTCCAAGTGGAGACATACCCCGCCATCAACAAAGAAGGTGAAGCCCTGTGGCCGGAGCGATGGGATATAGAATCGCTTGACCAACGGAGACTTACCATGCCTGCTATCCAATTTTCCCGTGAATATCTATGCGAGCCTATTCACGATGTTGCCAGTATGTTTCCTCACAACATTTTAGAAAAAGCCCGCAACACTGACCTTGTGTTGATTGATAAGGCTGAAATGGAGTATGATGAAGAAGGTGAAGTAATAGGAGTGTTTGGCCAGCATTTTATTGGGTGGGACACCGCTATTGCATCGGACAAGAACGCTGACTTTACCGCTATGACGGTTATGCGTATGCTACCGAATGAGGATGTCAAGCAAGTTGTTGGTATTGTACACGAGCGTGGTATGTCGGGGCTGGCACAGAAAAATCAAATCATGATGCTCAATAACCGTTTTCAGCCCGAACTTATTGAATTAGAAGGCAACAACTTCCAGCGAATGTTTGAGGCTGAATTGATTGAAATGCGCCAAGACATTCCAATCAAGACTTTTATGACAACACGCACACGCAAGGAAAGCCTGTTCATGTCTCTCTTGATGGCCTTTGAGCAGGGCCGCATCCAAACTCCATACGGCGATAAGCGAAGCCGTGAGTTTACTCACAAATTAGAGACTGAACTCAACCGCTTTGGTATGCAAAAGAACGGTCGCTTGGAAAGCGTGGGTACGCACGACGACTTAGCCATGTCACTTGCACTGGCTAATTGGGCCACTAAGGAGTTCAAAGGTGCTGTAGTTCTGCTTGACGATTTACTACCCGGTTTTGATGAGTGGCTTCGTGACAAACCTCATCGCAATGATAATCCTGCTGATGGGTGGATGATTCCGTGATATTTCCGTTTAATGACTGGGGGTTTTGAATGAACGGTTGCGAATGTGGTCACTGTGTTGGAATGGGCATCGCTTGGGATGCCCTCCAAAAGAAACTGTGTCCCGAAGGTAAAGCCGCCGCTAAACGGAAGTTCAAGGTGTACCCGTCTGCATACGCCAACGGTTGGGCTGTTCAATACTGTAAGGGTAAGTTTAGGGGGAAAAAGAAATGAAACCCTTTGATACTGCATGGCAGATTTTGAAATCTGCTCTTCAGTACAGAGAAAATCCGTTTTATCCAGTTTATGGAGAAAGATGTCCAAAATGCGGTGGGCCGTTGTATTATCAAAAAGGTAGTGAAACAAAAGTTTGTGGTAACTTTGAATGTGGAAATGTAGTATATCCACAAGCACCACAAGAACCAGTTAATCCTTTTGCGGCGGTGAAAACATGATGGACTTTGATTATGTCATGGCTTTTCTCAAAGCAAAGCGTGATGCTCCTAACTACCGTGAGGCTACGGACAAGGAGATGAAGGCAAAGAAAAACTGTGGTACATGCAAAGCGTGGGACACAAAAACTGGTTACTGCAAGTGGTATGATTTCACCTGTAAGGCAGACCACATTTGCGATGCGTGGGTGAGGAAAGAATGAGCGACCGTTGCACCTGCCACGATGTTCTTATTGTGAAGAACTTGAACCGATGGTTCAAGGAAAAGTGGGTGGATGTGTCCCGCAAGGACAAGGACGGCAAGCACCCGCCTTGCGGTCGCTCTAAAGCCAACACTTCCAGCAAGGGTTACCCTAAGTGTCGCCCCAGTGTCAAAGTAAACGAAAAGACTCCAAAGACCAGCGGTTCTATGAGCGAGGGTCAAAAGCGTGCGGCCACGAAACGCAAGCGAGCCAAGAAGCAAGGCGTGGGTGGCAAACCAACGGTGGTGAAAGCAATGAAAGACGAAAAAGAAATGAAAGGCAAAAAAGGTATGGTGATGGTGATTGCGGTCACGGCCAAACCAAAGAAAGTCGGTGTTAAAGGCAAAAAGGATTAAATGAGTGGTCAATCCAGTGGTCATTATGTGGGGGAGTCTGTTTATCGGTGACGAGTACGATGTGCCGTTGCAGGTTGCAGACGACTTTTCCCACGATGTATTGAAAAGTTTGGCTCAACATCCCTATTTTCAACCTAACCAAGTGCCACTTGTTTTTGTTAAAAACGATTCATCAGTAAAAGACAATATATCATCATTTTCAGTAAATGGTGATGGATGGTTTGAAACCAAATACGGTACTGATGCTAACACTATTATTCGTATGTGTCGCAAAATGCGCCGACATGACAAAGCGTTTCGGGAAGAGTATGACGGTATCATCAAAGACATACGCCGTGTAAAAGCCATGGAAATTGATTTGACAATCAAATCTCTTACATGGGCAAACGGTATGGAAGATGTTATACGCAACATTGGTCTTGATGACCGCTCTCTCAAAGCATTGCGTAAGTTTGGTGAATCAAGAAGTACCAGTTTGCAAAAAGCCTGCCAACAATACCTTAAGGCAATTACTGTATTGCAACACCTTAACGACAAGTTAGATTGGGACACTATAGACCAACAAAATTGGGTTGATGCTAACGAAATGAAAAAGGATGCTCAAACAATGTGGAAAAATACCTTACATCAAATTGATAATTTGAAAAAAACGGACATAGCCGCACTTGAATATGCATCAAAATTACTTGAAGTAGAAGGTGCTTTAGGAAGTCAAGAAATTGTGCGTAGGGGTTATAATATCCTTAACAAATCTATGACGGCTGGAAAAATGAGTTCACTTCTCAAAATGTATGGTGAAGAAGTAGATGTGTACAAAGGAAGTGAACGGCACACATATGTGAAAAAGGGTACAAACGGTTTCATTGTTAAGGATATTTGGGCATACACGGCTGGTTTTGTTGATGCTGATGGAAGCATTTTCATTTCCGAGCGTGGTGACCCTCGTGTAACCATTGTAGCCAGCGGTGAAAATGGGAAAATACATTGCGAGGAATTGCAAAAAATGATTGGATGTGGGCGTTTAGTCTCCGACCAAAAGTTGGCCAAAAACACCATCAAACCTGTTCATCGGCTTATTTTTTCTTCAAAGGACGACATTCGTGATATTCTCAAAGGAGTGCTTCCACATCTTAAACTTAAATCGTTGCAGGCAAAGGCTGTTTTGAATTACATTGAGGAAAAAGATTCTATGCGAAAAACAGAATTGTACCAATTGGTAACATACAACAATTGGAAAGAGCATAAAAACAAAGCCGCTTCTCTTCTTGATAAGTGGGGCATCAATGCTGACACGATAGGCGTATATGCGGAGGGATTATGATGGCAGATGATGACAGCAGAATCTCTCGTTTTCTTTCTGCTCTTGGTAGTCCATTTCGGCGTAAAGAATCACCTACTCCTACTATGCCGCTTTGGACAAGCGGTATTCAAGAGCCAGTTATGGCTCAAGGTATCACCATTCCTGCTCTTTATGCTGTAAGCAATGAATCGTTGATTTTGCGTACTGTGCTTGCAAAATTGCGTCAAGAAATGTTTCGCCGTGGTTATTATTGGGAAAAGAAGTTTGCACGCAAATGTACAGTATGTGACGAAGAATACCAAAGTGAAGTAGAATCTTGTGCTGAGTGCGGCGGCTCAGTTCGTAAACCGGATATTGATGAATTGACTTATCCCAAGTGGCTTCTCAAGCAAGAAAACAGCATGGAACAATCGTTTCTCCATGTAATGAATGAAATTGAAAGTGACCTCAACATTGTAGATGACGCTTTTTTAATTCTCGTAAAAGAGTATTTTATTGACCCACAAAGCAAAGAAGTAGCATTTTACCGAGTCAAAGAAATTATGCGTGGTGACCCCATTTTTATGCGTATTGTTGCTGACAAGCGTGGTGTGCGTGGTGGCCGTTATCGCATTTGTTTAATTCATCGTGATGAAGTTAAAACACATGCTGAAGATGAAACTTGTGAACAATGTGGTGCTGAATTGCAAGATGTTCATTATGTGAACATGGCAGGCAGTGGTAAAACACAATACTTTGCAGAAGGTGAAGTATTACATTTAAGCAAGTATATGCCTTCTAAGTTGTATGGTCGCTCGCCTGTTAATACAATGTGGCGACAAGCCATGACGCTTACAGCCATGGACAATTACATTTACACAGCATATCAAAAACGAAGAATGCCAAAAGGCATTGTATCAGTTACTACAGATAATTTGGAATCCATGAAGTCTTTTTGGAAGGCTGTGGATGAAAAAATGGAGCGTGACCCTCATTATGTACCAAAGGTCGGTATTGAGTCGGCTACAGGACGAGGTGGTGTAAATTGGGTTAAGTTCATGGACACGCTGGAAGAGATGCAGTATATTGCGGTGCGTGACGAAATACGAAATCGTATGGCCGCTTTTTATGGCGTATCTTCAGTGTTCATGGTAGATAGCGGTAAATCGGGTGGACTCAACAATGAAGGTATGCAAATACTGGTAACAAACCGAGCCGTAGAGTTTGGACAAAAAGTGTACACTGAAGTCTTGTTTCCACGAATGCTTAAACAATTGAATGTTAATGATTGGAAACTTACGCTTTATCCAAACGAAGAAGAAGATGAAATTACACGCCTACGCCGTGATGAACAAGAACTCAATGTGGCGCAACGCATGGCTCAATTGGGCTTTATGCCCGAACTCATTGAGGACACGGCTAACCGAGACATCCGTTTCACTTACAAGCGTCCCCCACCTCCTCAACCACAGCAAGGCGCACCTCCCGGCGGAGCACCTCCCGGTATGCCACCCGGTATGCCACCCGGTGGCGGTATGCCACCCGGTATGCCACCCGGTATGCCACCCGGTGGCGGTATGCCACCAATGATGGGAGCAGGGCCACAAATGCCACCGCAGTTGGCACAGCAAATTATGCCTCCCCCACAACCCGGTGGTCAAGGGATTGGTTTGCGAAACCGTGGGCCTGCGGCACCGGAACGGCGAAATAGTATGGGAAGTGGCGCACCATTTAGCAATGTTCAACAACGAGGGCCACCGCTTTCTATGCAACAAAACTTGAGCAATGCACTACTTAACGCTCGTCGCCCCCGTGGGCAGTAACGCTCTTAAAGTTGAACGATATGAGACAGACATAGCAGGGATTAACATGGACTTGTTGAAAATGCACCCGATGGCCCGAAAAATGGAACAAGCAAACAAGGCTTTTCTTAATGCTCTTGAAAATGGTGATGGCCATATGGCTAAGCAATATCTTTCGGAAGTACAAAAGTTGAGTGACTTTTTGGCTGATGATTTGCACCAAGAAATTGTTAAATCCGATGTAGTTACTCCTCAAGGCCCACGAGACATTTTCGCTGGCGGCGTTCCTGTGTTGAAAATGGAAGCACCTGCTGAAAAGACCAACATTGAGGGTTCTCGCCTTGGTTTTATGTCCTCTTCTCGCCACAACCCACAATACAAGCGAAGCGCAGGTTCCTACGGTCGTAAGGTTTGAGGTGAGTTAATGACTGAATCCTCAAATGCCGAGCAATTGATTGGTGTTCTCATCAACAAAATGGAGTCCATGGACTCTAATCTTATGCTCCTTAAGGCGGAAAACGAGGCTCTCAAAAATCTCATTAACAACCCACAACGCCTTCTTCGCAAAATGGGGCTTGTGAGTGTAAGCACCCCCTTTACTACCGATTTGCAAATTGACCCATTCCGTGGTGACATGGAACTTAACAGTAGTGCATTGCTCAAGAGCCAGCCCGGTTTTGGCACCATGAGCAACGAAGATATTCACGCCATGTCGTGGGAAGATATTCACGAAATGGCTAACAGTGCAAAGGAGGCAGTACAATGAAACCCCGCCCAGTTGAAAATGGATATTTAGCAAAAGCCATTGAACTTGAACAACGCCTTGAGCGAATTGAAAAGGCCAAGTGTGATTGCGGCAAAGAGCCTTGTGAGTGCAAAGACTGTCCAAAGTGCGGTTCTAAAATGAACAAGATGGGTTGCATGAAGATGGGTTGCGGCGGCAAAATGGAAAAAGCCGAACCGGGATTCAAGCCCGAAAAAATCACGGACATCAATCCTTCTTTCCACGCCGAGTCGGGTGGACAAACCAAGAGTGGTTACTTCACCACCAACGGGCGCACCATTGAGACTGAGGATGCGCCAAAGAAAAAGAAGCCAAAGGAAGCAACCAACATGGAGCAACTTGGCTCTCGCATGAACCCTCACGAGGGTAGCGGCGTTGAGCGTGAAGAAGGTGAGTCGCCCGTTAAGAAAATGAATCCAAGAGCGGCTATGCGAGAAAGTGGCGCACCAGTGATGTGTGGGCTTTGCGGCGGCACTCAGCGAACAGGGTGCTTGCTCCACGAGGGTGGTATGGATTTGCACGCTTGCCCACAGTTTAAGCCGCTATGATTGGCGGTGAGGACATGGATGACCACTTCTATGTGTGTAGCAACGAGTTGCTAAAATCATTGAACGATGGTCTTGACCTTCGCACTGCGGCGGCTGAATACATTCTTGCGTTTGAAAACCTTCACACGCTTCCCACTGAGCCGCTGTTCAAGTCGTTGAAAGCAACGGCTGAAATGGTGCTTAAAGCAGAAGAAGAAAGCAGTGTTGATGTGGAAAAGGACTACCATTTTCCCGAAGGTATCGGTTACATGTTTGCTTTGCAACACACGCACGGCGAGCCGACCAACCATGTATGGAAAGACGGCCTTCAATCCCCTACTAATCCTAAAAACCGACATGCGGTGTGGCCGTATTATCAACCCAAAGACGGTGCTCATCCATACCAACGCCACCATTTTCCCTTCCATGAAGTGAACCACCCTCTTCTTCGTACCAACGCCGTGACGGGCACACCTGCTTATGTGGAGATGCTACGCAATTGGGCATTAGGTGGCCACAGTGAAAAAGAAAAGGAAATGGAAAAACAATTCTTTGATACGCTTGGTAAGAAACATCCGTTGGTTGGTGGGTTTCAACAAGGAGAAGGAAAAAAGGTCAATATCATTGGTGATACCCGACCAAACGGTACACTTCTTCATCATCAACATGACCTGTACGAGCGAGATTATTTCCGATGGTTAAAGCAAAACAATAAACGGCAAGAGGAGTTGTTGGCTGAAGGTATGACCAATGCTGAAATGAAAGAGCAACTTCGCAAAGAACACTTTGCTGACCGAGCCGCTATGTGGGAGGCTGATGAAGATAACAACATGGTGCTGGATGACAAATACGAGGAACACCCAACCCGACTTGGACATCTCGGCTACATGCTTGGCCTTGAGTGGTTCAGTCCCGAAGAACGCAGTGCTATTGTCAATCACATTGACGAAAAAGGGCTTGACAAGCATGATTTGATTACCCTGCCTAACGGTGAAAAGTTTCCTTCTGCTCGCCTTAAGTACAACGCTCTTATGCGAATGACACCCGAAATGAACTGGGCTATTCGCCCTATGACCATGATGGGTCGTAACGCTCATTACCATCAAGAAAACAACGATAACGATTACACCAAAGGTGAAGAAGGTATGTTCCTTCAACAAGCGTTGGGTCGTCTTTCTCACGAGCCTTTAGATGAGTTTGATAATAAGTCAATTGCCAGCCACATTCAAGAAGCCATACGGGACAATTACGGGGCTGATAAGCGAATGAAGTATTTGCCTCGCCTTAACATTCACAAAGAACCAATGAAAGAAATGTCGTATGATGAATTGTTTGATGCTTCCCGTATTCATTTCAAGGGTAAAGAGCGAGGACTGGAAAAGGTAAGAATGTCCAAAGATGACTTGTTATATTTGGCTGGCTATGACCCTAAAACACGAGAGTTGCTTACTGACCATCCATTGTACGGTAAGTTAGAGGAACCAATTGTAGATGCTGGTATGATTGATTACATAGAAGCGGTTGCAAAAACACAATCTTCATTGCATCGTCAAATCAAAGACATTCGTAATCATCGTGCTTTTTTCACCTCACCACACGGCCCACATCCCGATGAAGAAAAACCCAAATACTGGCAAGAACATGAAAATGGATTTACATATGGGCCGGGTCATTTTTGGGCTTCGCCATTTCAAAGTACAGGTGGTGCTGGAACTAATCTTGCTACATACCACGAAATCTTGAACGCTACACACGCTAACGAAGAAGGTGTATCGCCGTTTAATGAATTAACAGAAAGCCGAGACAATTACATTCAACCAAGTGAACTAAACAGAACGCTTGCTCATCATTTCATGCCTCTACGATTGCAAAGCATAGGGGAAGCAACACAAGATGGAAAGTATGTCAAGTTTAATTACAACTCAAGTGCAGAACACTTGCAAAACCTGTTGTCACCGTTTGGTACATCAAAGAAACACCCAAACACAGAAGGGGCCACCAATAAAAACAACTACACTGAACACAAATCATCTCTCAATCCACAATACGAATACAACATAAGACATCTTTCGGAAAACGAGTTAAAAAATAAGTTTGTAGGTAAGTTTTTGCGAAGCATGGCGTTTCCACACACAGTGGTACCTACACAGCATGTTGGGGGCTACACGGCCTACGGAGCATCACCATCCGATTCTCGTAGTCATGTTAATGCCATTCTTGCACATAACATGGAAACGCTTGGTGGGCGCATGTTTCACCCCAATACACCAGCAAAAAAATCATTTTCCAGTGCTGAGGATTGGATGCGTGGCGATGAGTCGGCCAGTGGTGGAACGACTCGTGAAGAGTTCAAAGATTTCATGCGTTGGGGTGGACAAAGCGGTTTTTCTTTTGATTCAATGAAAAACCGTGTTCTTGATAACCCTTCAATGAATCATGCAATGATGGCAATTACCAACGCATCAAAGATTCTTGGAACACAAAATCCAAAGGCTATTTTGGACTACCTGCACAACGAAGAAAATCACGATGAGTTAAACAAGATTTTGTTAGACAGGCAACTTGGAGAGTTTGATAAAACAAAATTAAACGATGGGATTGACACTGTGATTCAAAACATGAATCAAGAGATTCAAACAGCCAAGAAAAATCAAAAGACAAAAACCACAATAGCGGCTGGTGAGGCTGACGCTGTAGCACGCTTTTTGCAATTTGGTGGTATGTTGCCTGCATCTCAAAAAGAAGATGAACTGCTTGAAGAAGTGGAAATGCTCAATGAACGGTTAATGGAAGAGCAAGTTGCTGGTACTCCGTTTGAAGAACTTCTTCCAATGAGAGAACAATTACGACAAGCAACTCAACGATTAGAACAATTACAGGCGCAAGCGGCTATCAAAAAACCAACAACACATTGGGAAATAGACCAAAGGCGACTTGAGCAACTTCACAAAGGACATCGCCAAACTGTTGCACAAGTAGCACGGGACATTATTCTTCCAAAATATCTTGAGCATGACCCAAATGCGTTTGACCCCAACGACCCTGCTACTTTCATTGCAAACCACCATCAATTGATGCGTGACGCTCAACGATACATTGCGTCTGTTCCTCATTCAGTACACGGTTTAACTACTCTTAATTATGGTAGTGATAAATCGGTAAAAGCCACCTCACAAGGTGTGCAAAATCCATTCCACAAAACACTTGGCAAACATCTATCTACTGATGGTAAAATGATTGACAGCAACATGTCTGTTGATGAAGTGCTAAAGATTCTTGGTGTTGAAAAGACTCCTGTAGCAAAAGAAAAGGCAACAGAACTCATCAACTTATCTTCAAAAATGAATACGCCGTTGTTTGCATCCACGGTGAAAGATATACTGCTCAGTGGTAAAATCCCTAACATTGACGGCATCAATCTCAAGCAGTTTAGCGATGAAGAATTGATGAACAAGCCCGAAGAAGAACTAAACGATGAAGAACGCTTCTTCCGTCATGCACGAGAAAAGGGTTATCATCAAGCATTGAATCATTTTCAACAAGAAGCAAGCGGGCAAAGTGAATGGAAAGGACATCATTCTCACGCTATTCCTCGTTACATGAATATGATGCTTAACCCTGCACAGTTTGAAATGTCTATGCTTTCGGCTGGTATTGGGAGCATTAGCGGTGATATTCACGACTCAAAAGGAACTGGAAGTGCTACAAAGGCCCGCAGTACAAGCACCACAAAAAACAATCTTGACACCATCGTGCATTTTGACCCTCGTGCATTGGATGATGAAGAGGGTATTTTTACAGCAGGTGAAGATATTTCCGAAACCGCAGGCTTTGGTCAACGACCTGTAGGAGCGGCGAGTCCTGTTAATACGGCGATTACCGATAACTTTGACAGCGGTGCATGGCATCATGGGTATGAATTGACTCCCACTCTTGGTGCTGAGTTTGACAGTGAAGGCAACATCCATGTTGGTAGCCATGTAGGGCCGGGTCTGTATCATAGTGTACCCGAAGAACTCACACAAGTGGTTCATGGAAAAGATGTGTCGGACTTTGTGTACGCTAATGCTCCTCCACCGTTGTACCCCAATAACCCCCATCAAAGCATGAATATGGAAACAGGAGAAGTGGCCAGTGAAAACATGACTACAATAGCAACCAGCGAAATGACCGAACTGATTACCTCCCTGCTTGACCCCGATGTGTTATTGTCCAAGAGTGACGATGCAAAGTGGAGTCCAGCAGTTCGCCCCATGCACCGCATTTTTGATTTGGCCGACCTTGAACACCTTCGTGGTTTCAGCGGGTCATGGGTTGTAAGCAAATGGTATGATGGACAGCGTATCATCATTGTTCGCAGTGGTGATGAAATCACAGCGTATGATGAAAATGGGAGAAAGAAAGGATTACGCAAGGCTACCAAAGAGGCTCTTGACAAAATGAGTGACAAGAATTACACACTTGACGGTATTCTTGGTGAAGATGAATTAAACATTATTGACATTATCAACTACGATGATACCAATGTGGGAGAAATGCAACTGTTTGAACGCTTGAAAATCCTTCGCTCGCAATTTGATAGTCAAGAGCATGTTATTGTTCCCGGCCCACATGATACTCGCATGACCGATGATGAAGGACTGGTTGACGCTGTGAAGAACCTCAAAAATGACCATGATAACATCTTGTTGCGTGATAACAAGTCCACTTACATGCGTGGAGAGCGTAGGCATCCAAAATGGATTGTGTACCGTGACAGCCGAGACTTCAATTTCATCGTTCTTGACCGAAGAGGCACTGGGCCGTTCACTTATCAATTGGGTGCTGGCCCTATCCTTGAAATTGAAGGGCTTGGAAACCGAGCAGTGGAATACAAAGGGGAACATTACATGGATGTAGGCACAGCCCACAATCAAAGCAAAGTGTTCAAAGTTGGTGACATTGTTCGTGCATCCATCACGGGTATTTCCAAAAAGAACCGTAGCAACCGCCCTGTGTATAATGTACAGGTCAAAGAATTAGAAGGTGAAGGAGAGGGTGAGGGTGCCGCCAGTACCGAATCACTTGACCTTATGACAAAATCATTTGCACCAATTCTTGTACCTCACGATATTCAAATCCACGAGAGTCATATTGAAATCCTGTTAAACGAAGTTGATACAGTAATGTACAAGATGGAAGAAATTGGCGATGTTTGGTATGTTCACTCTCCTAAGAGTGCAATGAGCGGTATTACCAAAACCGATTATCCTGTAGTGCTGGCTGAAAGTCTCATGCCTTTTTGGTCGGCAGTGGCTCCGTTAATGGTAAAAGGGTATGTGGCAAAGAAGGTAGAAGTAGATATGCCAAAGAAGCCAACGGAAGAAGAAATGGAAGAAGGCAGTGCGGGCATCATTGATGATGATGATGAAAACCGCTTGCTTAAGCCCAACCAAACGAAGAAGGCTTTGGAACTGATTACACGGGCTTTGGACAAAATCGCCAAAGAAAAGATGACTTGGACAGGGCCAAAGGGGTTGGGTATTGATGTCGGTACGCCGCAAGAATCACCTCGTGGCCCAACTCAATTGCGTGATGAGGCCACTCTTCCAGATTTTGATGGTGAAAAGAAAAACACCGATGAAAGAAAAGAAAAGAAAAAAGAGCGACTGAATCACATTCAAGTCCAAACAGATGAAGGTGAAAATCTCTCTATAGAATACGATAATGACCAACCTTTGCTATCTCGGCAATAGCGTGTGGTATATATACTACAACAGAAAGTCGGATGTTTAATGCTGAGCATTCAACGACCTACTGACGGTATCACTCTCCTCAAGAGTGGTAACGATTTGGTTGTTGCTGGTTACGCATCGGTTGAACTTGTTGATAAACAAGGTGACCTTATTACTCGCTCCGCCCTAAAAGATGCCTTTGATGGTTTCATGAAGGGTGAAAAGTACCGCAATGTGCAGTTGGCTCATTCCAACATTCAAGTTGGTGAAGTCATTGACTCGTACATTGATTCAAACGGACGAATGTGGAAATCCGAAGTGGATGACACAGGTATGTTCGTTGTAGTAAAACTCCGCAGTGACATTGAGAAGGCTCGTGAAGTAGCCGCTGAAATCCGCAAGGGAAACCTTCGTGGATTTTCCATTGGAGGACAAGCATTCAAGCGAGTGCGAAAGTCCGACATGGAAAAAGGCGACTACCAAGAGATTTCAAAAATGGAATTGCATGAGGTGACGATTTGTGAAAAGGGCATTAACCCCGAAGCACAATTTCGCATTTTAAAGGAGGACACAAACATGACTGAAGAAAACAGCGATTTGAGCGAAATTATGTCACGCCTTGAAGCACGATTGGACGCTATGGAGAAGGGAGAACTTCCTCCTCAACTCCGTGAAGCAATGTCCGATAAGAAAGAAGGCGGCGATGAAAAGAAAGACAAAAAAGAATCCAAAGAAGAGGATGATGAAATGGAAAAGAGCAACGACGAATACAGCGATGTTATCTCGGCAGAATACTTGAGTTGGATGGAAAACACCCTCAAGTCGGCTGGCGTGGACACCTTGGCCGCACGAAACCACTTTGATGCTCTTGAAAAGGCTCAACTTGGTGGATTTGACAACCCCGATGCCGTGGACGGTGCTGACTACTTCGCTGGTCAAGTCCGTGGCCGAGGACAGGAGAACGGTTCTCCTTCCACGGGTGCAATCAGTGCTATCACTTCCAGCGGCGGTAGAACCCCTGCTGGTGCTCTCGGCCCTGTCTCTATGGCTAAGGGTTACCTCAACTCCGACAATGTGAGTGAGGCTGACCTTGAAGCCGCTTACGAAGTGTACAAAGCCGCCGCTTTGGAACAACACTTCCGCAACGACCTTGAAGGCAACTTCTCCGCTCGTTTCAACAACGAGATGCGAGTTGCAAAGGCTGAGGCTGAGAAAGCCGCCTTTGACGCACGAGCACCTTTGTCGGAAATCGTGAAGTCCATTGAGGCACTTTCCGAGCGCATTGACAACATCGGCGCAGGAGCAGGTACGACCATTAAAAAGTCGGCTTCCTCCGTCAACATTCCCTCAACGCAAGACTTGGCAAACATGGGGTGGGATGAAGTCCACGCCCTCGCACAACGCACTTTGCGTGGAGAGTGAAACACAAACTGAGGTGAACAAAAATGGCAAGAGATTACATCCGAAACATTACTGACATGGAACGCTACTACTATGGCGCAGGCAACGCAATGGGTTACTCCTACTCCGGTAGCGAGTTGCTCAAGGCTGACGCTCCAATGCTATCCACGACCGCTGGTACTTACCAAGCGATTTATGGACGCAAAGTTTGGAGCCAGTTGAACCAAGAGTTCAACGCCTTCTCCATCCTTCCAAAGCGACCTTGGGAACGAAGCGGCTGGCGTGTTATCACGGCTCGCCCCTCCTTCACTGTTGGTGGCGGTGTGGCTGAGAACGCTACGCTCCCCGACACCACCAAGCCAACCTTCCAGCACATCGCCGCCAAGCCAAAGACTGTCGTGCACACCTTTGACATGAGCGAAACAGCCATGTTCTTGTCCGACAAGGACGATGGACTGGGCGACATCCGTGCAATCTTGAAGGAAGAAATGGGTAAGCACCACGCTGAGCACATCAACAAAATGCTGACCACCGACAAGGCTACCGCCGCTGGTAACAACTTTGAGTCCCTTGACCGTGTTACTGTTGGTGCCTCCGCCTCCACTGATGAGGACATGTACTCCATTGACCGCAGTGCAAACTCGTGGTCGTTGGCTGAGCACAACCAAAACAGTGGTACCGACCGCAACTTGTCCCTTGACCAATTGGACGACTTGTTCCAAAAGACTTGGACTCGTGGTGGTAACCCCAAGGTCATCCTTACGGGGTACGACACGCTCATGCGCCTTCAGCAACTCCTCCAATCGCAACAGCGATTCATGGAAGAGAAGCGTGTTACGCCTACTTACAACGGTGTGAAAGGTGTTCCCGGTATTGAGGCTGGTTTCATCGTGGCTACCTACAACGGTGTTCCAATCATCCCCTCAAAGGATGTTCAAACCGACACTTTGAGCCGCATGTACTTCCTTGACACGGACTACCTGTATTTCAGCACTGCAATTCCAACCCAATACTTTGAGAGCGGTATTGAAACTGGCGACCCATTCGCCATCAACCGCCTCGGCCAAGAGGGAATGTACCGTACCATGGGTGAACTATGGACGACTTTCTTCGGCGGTCATGGTTCCATCCGTGACCTCAAGTGAGGGTTGAAACAAAAACACATTGAGGTGAAAAAATATGGCAAAACAACTTGTATTGACTGGAACTGCAACTGCGGCCCTCGTTGGCGCATGGGAACTTCGTGCTGGCTCGCATGACACGACCGAATGGTTGGATGGCGCAAAGGATGTCACCTACCCCGGTGGTGGCCCCGACACCTTCTCGGCCTCCAACGCCGATGGTGCTAATGGCTACGATGCCGCTCCTAAGATGGCTTTGATTACTCTTACAAATGCCGCTGATGCTCAAACCATCATCCTTACGGAAGGCACGACTGACACCCGTACCCCTACTATCTTCTCGGCATTCGTGACGAGCGGTGTGGCGGCGGCGGCTCAGACCCTTGGTTTGACCATCAGCGGTGGCACGGTTACCCTTGAGGCATCGGGTACTAACACTGGAACGAGCCAACTGATGGTGCTGTACGACTGAGGCTGATTTGAATGCCCACGGTGACCTTTACTGGGCCTTTTTACGAGCGGAGGCGGCGAGATACTGCTTCTCCGTGGCTTCGTGGAGAGGTTGTTGAGGTTACTCAAGAGTGGTTGAACGAGTGGCGACACACGCTACCCGCAAAGCACTTCCTCATTGAAGGCGATGAAGGAGTCACCGTTGATGGTGGCAATGACGGCATCCCCGACAACGGCTGGTCACGAAAGGACATCCTTAAGTGGCTGGACGATAACGGAGTGGACAAGGGTAACGGGTATCTAACGAAATCCGCCGCTCTCGCTCTTGTTGATGAGCATTTGAATCCAACAGAAGAATGAGGTGAAAAAATATGGCAGGCGAAGTTTCCACAGGCGTAACAATTGACGCAAGACCAACAGTATTTGGCGACAGAATGATTATCACAGGCACTTATGACGCTGGTGACAACTACATTGATTTGAGTAGTTTCTTTAGTGAAATTGACTTTGCTGGTGTGAACGCAAGTGGCGTTTTGGCGGCAGAAGTTATCACAGACACAGGTGCAGTTCCAGCAACTCAAAATGTATTGTTTAATCCACAAGTTCGTATTGATGGCACTGCTCTTCGTATTGCGAGTGCATTGGCTAACGGTACAATTGAAGATAGTGCAGTAACTCAAGCAGGTACATTCATCGCTATTGGTCGCCGTGCATGAGGTGAGTCCTCATGGCGGTAAGTCCAACGGTGAAGGTGCTCGGCCCTTACTCCCCCAAGGAGTTTAGTGACCTCAGTACGCTCAGTGCGCTGATTACCAGCGAAGCGGCTTCTCTTGCTGGAAGTGCGCTGATTTCGGCTGAGCCGATTACGGTGCTTGGAAATGTCTTTGTTGTCTTTACCACCGTTCCTTGAGGTGGTTAGGTGGCATTTGATGTCCGAAGCATTGACCTAAGCGACATTGTTCGTGCTGGTAAGCAAGACCGTAAGGCTGACTACGAGTACGGCGGCGAGGTGGTGAGAAACCCACAGCGACCGCTTGAGGGCATTACACAGTCTCAGCGCAACCGCAATCAAGAAATAGGTGACATCCTTAACATTGGTTCGGGTACACGCTGTAAGCACTGCGGGTTTCTCCACTTCCTGTGGAGAGCCACCTGTGGGGCTTGCAACAAACCGATGGAATACAATTTAGGACATCGTGACGAAAAGAAGAGGTTGTAAGTATGAAGGTACTGATTAAAGCAATGCGACCGCACCGACAAAAGGTGCTGACTGAAGATGGCGAAGAAATGCGTTTGCAACAATGGGCAAACAAAAAGGCATCAGCCGCTCTTCGCACTGCTGGCGGAGAGGCCAGTGGAGAACAATTCACACAGGCTCGTGATGCTCTCATGCGTGATGCTGTGGCCAATCCCCAAGAGCATGGCCTCAAGTTTATGGGTGAGCGTATGCCCTTTGAAGGTCAAACCTTGGAAGAGTCGCTGAGCGAACCCGATGTTGAGGCTGAACAAGGAGCAATTGATGAACAGTTTGGCCCCGAATCCGGCCCGGATATGAGTGAAAAAGACATGCACGATGAAGCACTGGCCGATTGGGAAGCCCGTCAAAGTGACATCAATTTTTCTCGTGAGCAAGGACATACCGAAGGATTTGAAGGTAAGCCGTATCATGAAATGGAGCAAGAGGAATTGGATGCTGACAAAAAGCGTTTTTATGGCATGTACCCTCATTTGAAACCTCAAGAAGAAGGTGGTTTTGACCCCGATGCTGAGGCTGAACACCTCCGCCGCATCATGACCTCTCGTGATGTTGCTATGCGTGATGCTTGGAGTGTGTTGAAAAGAGATTTTTTTAACCCACCAAAAGTTCCATGCGCTAAGTGTGGAAGGCCAACCGAACCAATGATGTATTATGGTTCTAACGAAATGGGGCCACAAGATAACACTCTTTGTGAGCAGTGTGAAGATGAAATGCAGTGAGGGGGTTTGATGTATGCCAGTAGTGTTCAGTCCCGGTGAGCCGGAAACCCGGCCTCTTGACCCCACCGCTGTAGTGTACTGCACCGCCCAACAAGTCGCTGACCTGCTGGACATTGGCCCGCAAGACGCTATCCTCATGAGTGCTGACGCTGATACGGATGCCGTGTACATCACAGGCAACGAGTTTCGTCAAGTGGGTTTTAGCGTAGGCGACAAAATCCGTGTGTACAGTGACGCTGACCCCTTCGGTGAGGATGATTTGGAAATCACCGCTATTGGGCGAGGGGCTGGCGGCAAGGCTGGACATGTCAAACTTACTTTTAGTGGGGCTACGCTGACAACTACGGATTACGAGGTAGCCGACAACGGGTATGTACAGAACAAAGCCTCGTTCACCAATGGGCGAGTTCGTGGACTGACCAAGGATAAGGTGGAGCATGTCATTCTCAAAATGCAAGACCGCATAGACAACATGACTCGCAACGCATGGCGACCGTATTTGGTGGCCGCTGAGTACATCAACTTTGACACTTACAAGCCCTACCGCCGCCGCTACTACACAGATTATGTCGGTACCAGCCCACTGCTGTTTCGCAATGTACAGCAAATGCTTCGCATTGAATTGTGGCAAGGTGATGATTACCGAGAGATTGCGGCGGCTGAGGCACGCATTAAGTTCAACGATGTGTCAAATCTTTCATCAGCAAACATTTACCTTTCACCGGGCAACGGTAGTGTAGCAACGCTCGCACAAGGCACAGGCACAGGCCAGTGGCGTGATGACTTTGATGCCACCACTGTCGCTCAAAACCTCGCTGACCTCATCAACAAGGAGGACAGGGTGAACAAAGCGGCTGTTGCTTTTTCACCAGCATTTACTTTAGAAGGCTCCACTGCCAATGTAGCCGTTCACAACGAGTTCTTTGCATCAGCCAACAGCGACTACGGCACGGGTGTGGTGAAGGTCACTTCCATGCGCCCTGTCAAGGCTGGTGAGGTGTGTAGCATCGTCGTGGACAGCAGTGACATTGAACTTGACCAAGTACAGTCGGCAAGTACCACCGCATCGGCTGAGGCTGGTGGCACGATTACAGTAGCATCCACTACCGATTTCGTACAGGCTGGTGTGGCTACAGACGGCACGAATGTTTTCCGTTACACGGGTAAAACGGCCACGACCTTTACCGGGTGTGTTGTTGTGACCGGCTCCTTGCCTTCCAGCGGTACGATTACGCAGAAATCATTCCTTGTGGACTTGCAAGGTGGAAGCGGAAGCGGTGATGTAGGTCGTTTGCGAGACTGGTGGATTGACCATGAAATGGGCATCATTTACTTCAACAACTCCTATCCGTTCTTTGAATGGAATGCAATTAAGGTGGCGTACATTTACGGTGAGCGATATGTGGAAAAAGCCATTGAGGATATTTGTGTAAAGATGGTGGCCATTGAATTGCTGATGGCTGACGACCGTAGCGTGCTGATTCCCGAAGGGACTCAAAACATTGACCTCGCCAGCAAGGTACAACTGTATCAAGCCGAGATTGAGCGAACCCTACCAAAGTACATTGAGATGGTGGTGTTTGAGTGAATCAGCGTGATTTCATGCGTGAGGGTGAAAACATTCACCAGCGTTTGATTGAAGAAGTTTTCAAGAAAGACAAGCACATGCAGGCACAATTTCGTGAGCAATTCACGACTCAACCCGCTTCGTTTCGTGAGCAAATGGAGCGCATTGAGGCTGGTGCTAAGGGCTTCACCATTCAAGACGGTTATCCTATCAGCAATCAAACAGGCGAGCCAGCCAGCGAGATTGAGTACAAACTCATCCAAGAGGCTACTGATAAGGCGATGATGCGTCAAAACCCCGACCTTGAGCGGTTTAACATGCGCTATGACAACGGCTTTTTTATCCCCATTGACTTCAAGAAAATCATTGAGAAGGAGGGGCTGTGATGGTCGCCACATGGACTGAGGGGCTGGACTCTCTCATCAACCTTTTCAAGAGCGATTGGAACCGTGCCAACACCAGCAATTATCGCCCCGTGGTTATTGATATTGCTGATACTACCGCTGAGCATGGAAAGCGTCTTGACTTGGAAAAGCATGATTATGTGCTGGTGTACGAAACAGCCCACAACGAAGAGGCACCCGAACTGTTTTACGACTTTGTAACGACACGCATAAATATCACGGTGGATGTCCGAACAGTTAAGGGGCGCAAGCATTTACAAGCCCTTGAGAACGAAGTGCGGAGGGTGATACATACCAAGAGGAAAGGCGACGGTACAAACTTTGACCGACTCGTGTTCAAAACCCGCACTGATTTGAGTGACCGAAGCAAGTTCCTTTTCCGTATGACATTCCAAATTGAAGTCGTGATTTTAGCGGAACTGATACCATAGGTGAACAAGAATGCCATCAACAGTGTACAAGGGCGATTTGGCGGAGGTTTCCTTTGCTCCCGAAGTTGGAATCAGTATCGTATGTGCTTCGGGCAGTGATGGAACATTTGTCCTTTCACACCCTGCCGCTGGTGACCACTCAAAATTGGTGTTTACAGGTGCAAACGCCGTGTTGTTTGACACCAACAATTTGCGATACCCCGATGGAATGCTGGTTGGCTCTCAAGTAAAGTTCACCCGAAGTTCGGGGTCTGCTATTGCAAATGGCGACTTAGACCGTGTGTTCACCATCGTGGGCAATGACGGGCCAAACTTGTACTTGTCTCCTAAAATGCTCACAGGAGCGACTACAATCAACGATGCAAATGTCACTCTCCACATCCTACCCTACAAAACTCCTCCTCTTGATTCAGCAATGTCTCAAGGTGCTAACAGCGAGTCTGTTTTGACTGACCAATTCCTCGGTATCGCTAACGCTCTTACCCTCCCCGAAACCAAAATGGACTTGAAGCGATTCCATGTTGTTGGTCTTGGCCGAGATACCAGCGTGCAAGTGCCGGGTAAGTTCATCACCGAAGGTGGCTCGTTTGAGGTTGCTATGCACAGTGCCCGATGGCTCAAATACTGCCTCGGTGGAGAAGTGGTGACCAACGGTTCTAATTCCGATGTTACGACCGATTTAAGTGCCGCCACAGAAGCGGGTCAAAGTTTTATTACTGTTGATTCAGTAACCAATTTTGACATAAACAAGTATGTCATCATTCAAGACACGAACTACACACCAGTCACAACCACTCATGATGCTGACATCAGTGATGCCGCTTTGCAGTGGGATGGTACTTTCACTGATACCCGATTTGACACGGCTCTTCGCAGTGAGGCTCGCCGCATTATCGGTGTTGATGGAAACAAGATTTACTTGGATGAACCTCTTCAATACCCTCATCCTGTGATTGTTGATGGTGTTCATCTGAGAGAATACGGTACAAACGCCGCCACACGAAACGCTCCACTTGTTACCGTGTCGGGTAGTACAGCAACGATTACCGATGCACAAACTCACCTTCTTTTCACCAACACCTATCAGCCATCATTCAGCCTTGAAGTGTCGCAACGCCGCCGGAATGTGGACTCCGACGAAGGAGCCGTTGATGGTGGCCCTACTGACTCAAAGGAATTAACCCGTGTGTTCCGTGGATGCAAGGTCACTGACTTCACCATGACCACGGATAACGATGCCGCTCTCCGATTGGCTGTGAACTTCAACGCCGCCTTGTGCTACACAGATACGGCTCGTTTGAACGGTAACCCTTCAAAATACGCCGCTCGTCGTATGTTTGACGATACCGCCAACACGGACACCAACAGATACATTTCGGGTATTGCGCCCTGCACTCAAAAACCATTCATGTTTTACAACGGTTCCATCAACATGGCAGGTGTTCAAGTTGCTCAAGTGTTGAACTTTACGCTGACTGGGCAAACGGGTATGCAGGCTTTCCACACCATTGGAGGTCAAAGTAGCGTCAATTCGGCTACTGAGCAAGTACCATTCGGTGGCTCTCGTAACACCAACATCATGGTTGAGGGTCAAACATCCTATGAGATGACGATGGAAATTGGTGTTGATGACCCCTTGTTCTTCCACAAAATGCGCTCCGCTACTGAGTTCAACAGTAGCAAGGAAGGACTTGCTGACAATCAAATCCGCATTGACTTTGAAAAGACGACCACTGAGGGCGAAACTGAACGCATGATGCTCATTATTGATGATTATTACATCGTTGAAGCACCACTTCAAATCCCCGAAGACAAGGGCATGGTGAAGTCGCAACTCAAAATCATGCCAAAGACCATCAAGGTTATTGCACGAGATACCATCATCAAATACTGAGGAATTGGAATGCGAACTTCACTTCAACAATACCGCCGTCTTGGTTCGCTTGCATACGCTCGTTGGGTGTGCGAGGCAAACGGTGTTGAGTTCAGCGATGACATGGTGGCTTTGATGGACAACCACGCTATCCACGCTCATGTGGAGAGCCTGTTGGATGTTGTGTTTGCTCCTGCTAACGAACCAGCACCGTTGGTGGAGGAAGAGATTGTGAACCCTTTCCCCGCTGACCTTCAAGAATACGATTCATTGACCGTTGCAGAACTGCGTGCTCTTTGCAAAGAGCGTGGCCTGCCTGTGTACGGCACCAAGGCTGAAATCGTTTTGCGCCTCAAGCAAAACGACGAAGGCATCATTCCCGAAGAGGAATCGGAAAGCCCTGCCGAAGAGGTGGCCCTTGAAGATGACTCGGAAGCCCCTACCGAAGAGGTAGCCGCATCCAATGGAGAGGAAACTGATGAGCAAAACAGTGGTAACGAACAAGAGCCTGCTATTGAAGAATGACGATACGACCAAGCATGTAGTTGGGATTGACCCCAACGACGATACGCAGGTCATTGAGGTATGGGTACGAGACATCTCATTCCTTGACATCCAAGCCGCCGCACAACACATGCTTCGTGTGGAAAAAGGCGATGTTACTCTTGATTTGGCTGGCTACTGGCGATTTGCCTTCTCCAATTGGATTACCAAAACCAACCCCAGTTTGACGACTGATGAATTACTTTCCCTCAAAGGTTACATTGGCGAGCAAGTCTGTAAAGTGCTCCCGCAGCCACAGGAGTTGGCGGAGGCTATGCAAGGGGGGTTTACGAAGCCGAGCGAGTGAGGGTGGAAAAGTTCCTCAAGAAAGACAAGTATGATGCGGTGGAAGACATAAGCACACAAATTGAATTGTGGGCATACATCATCGCTAAGCACTTCGGTATTTCCTTGATGGAAGTTTACTCAATGCCCCCTCATTTGTTCAAGCAATCGCTCGTGTGGGCGATGGTATCAACCGAAGAGAACAATAAGGAGATTGAGCGTAAGAAGCAACAGGCCAAAGCGGGAGATAGGGAAGTCGTATCACTGGATTATTCGTTTTTAGACTGGGAGTGAAAGAATGTCGCTAATTTCCATGATTTCCTCCATGTCCAGCATGGTGTCGCAGATTGGCCCCGGTTTCAAAGCGGCTGGACAGATGGCGATTGAAGCACTCAAAGACTTGGCAAAGTGGTTCAACGACAATGTGATTCAACCGATTAAGGACAAGATTGACGAGTTATCGTGGGAGTCCATCAAAGAAAAGGCTAATGAGGCGTGGGAATCAATTAAAACAAAAATTGGTGAACTTTGGGATAGCCTACCCGACCTGCCCGAAGAACTCACATGGGATTACTGGTTTGGAGAAGGTGGGGTATTTGATTGGGACATCAATTGGAATAGCCTCTTTTCCTTCACACTGCCCGACGAATTGACCTACGACCACTGGTTTGGTGAGGGTGGTGTCTTTGATTGGGACTTTGACTGGGATGGGTGGTTTGACTTTGACCTGCCGGATGAACTGACCTACGACCATTATTTTGGCGAAGGTGGTGTGTTTAACTGGGATATTGATTGGGGGTCAATCTTTTCTTTCACATTACCCGATTGGATGACGCTGGACTATTACTTTGGTGAAGGCGGAGTCTTTGATTGGAACATTTCGTGGAGTGACCTGTTTTCGTTCACCCTCCCCGACTGGCTTACCCTTGACTACTACTTCGGTGAAGGCGGTATTTTTGATTGGGACATCAACTGGGCAAGTATTTTCTCATTTACACTTCCCGATTGGCTTACCTTTGACTATTACTTTGGCGAGGGTGGTATCTTTGATTGGGATTTTTCGGGTATTGTAAGCACTATGAGCACCGCTTTTAGTGATGTTGGAACAACCATTGGTGGTTATCTTAAAGCCCCGATTAACACTTTAATTGAGTCTATCAACAACCTTTTCGCAAATATTAAGTTCACCAAAACCATCCCCAATCCTTTCGGTGATGATTGGAATGTAGGGTTGGATTTGTCTAATTGGAGTATTCCCGCACTGGCTAAGGGTGGTATTGTAAATGGCCCTACACTTGCTCTTTTGGGTGACAACGCTTCGGGTAGAGAAGCAGTAGTGCCACTTGAAAAAGCCGGTGAGATGGGCTTTGGAGGACAAGGTAACACTTTCAACATCACAGTCAATGCCAGCGGCATCACCGACCGCACGGACAAGCGTGCCCTTGCTCGTGAGATTGGCAACATGATTCAGCAAGAGATGGCCCGCAACATCGGCGGCACCACCATGAGGGGGCGGTACTGATGGGTACACCAATCCGTCTTGTACGCAATGATGGCGGCATCATTGAGTTGATGGCCACCACCCTCACCATGAATGTGGACAGGGGCGTTTCACCTCTTTCTGTGCCCTTTGCTGGCGGTTCCCGTTTTGCTTTTGACCTCAATCTTCCAAAATCTCTTATCACTATTGAGGGTGTAATGACAGATGATGATTTGTTGAACATTGGGGAATTACAACGAGAAGCCAGTGCAGTAATTGATTTTTCTCGCATAGCAGGATTGCCTGCTGATTCAGCATTTCGTTGGAACTTTTACGCCGCATACCTCGTAAATGGAATGGCGGATGGTGTAACTGCTGATGCTGATTATTCTATCAAAATCAACAACAGTTATGAAATATGGCTGGTTAAAAACTCATTATCAAATGAAGGACTTGACGGTGGGCGTTATTACATTACTATCCATGATAATTCTTCTGCAAGGAGCGCATCGGACATTGCGGCGAGCCTTGTTACGCTTGTAACCACTTATACCAGTACATTTGAATTAACAGCAAATCAAATCAATTCACCCATTGATGGTGCAACAAGCACTGCGGTGGAATTAACAAATGTAAACAAAGGACAAAACGGGAACAATGAAACCATTTCTTTCCCTTCATACCCGCCCGGTCTTGGTGTTCAAAAGCCTTACCACACACAGTATTCGGGAGGTCGTAGTTCTTCAGCCGTAAGCAATAAAAGTGCTGGTGATAAAGTGGCTGAATTGTTTGCGGTGCTGAACAACAGCAACAATGGTGGCGGTGGTGCTTCAATAGGCGGAGGGAGCATACATGGTATATCCAATAACCTTGAAAAAATCTTGAAAGGAAAACTTGAGTTTGAATCTATTTCAAGCAGTAATTTAAAGTATGGAGATTATATCATTGCTATTCAAATCCCATTTTCATCCAATGTAAACTCAAACGAATCGTTGTTTTACATGCCTACTGGCGGCATGAGAGAAACAATAGACAAAACTGCTAACAATGCAAAACCAGCGGGTACAACTTTCACTGAAAATAACAGAAAGTACACAGGCATCAAAGGAAGCGTTGCTAACGCTACATTTGTTCAACTTGGTGGTGAACCGCTTTATTCGTACACCATCAACTTTGCACCAGTTGATTGGATATTTTGAGGTGAAGAGATGGTTGCAATCGGTCGCAGTAGTCACGCCTTCTTTTTTGACGGCGTGAGCGATTCGGTGATTATTCCTCAAGGCCGCTTCACCAAGACGGGTGTAAAGGATGCTGACGGCAACAAACTGATGACCAAGACCCTACAGGGTAGCGGCGACATCGTTTCAATAAACAATAAAACAATTGCTGATTTCGTCATTGAGGCATGGGTTGTGCCCGATTGTGGGGGTGTAATTGCCCACCGAGAAGGGCAGTTTACCCTTGAAATGGGAACGGTGGACACTCCCGGCCCCGCTGTGTTTAGCGTTAGTGTGGAGTCCATCGCTGGCCCATCAGTGTTCCGCTTAGCCACAGCCTATGATGCCAGTACCCGATGGGATGGCATCGTGTACCCACAACAGGAACACGGTGGTATTCACGATTCGTACAACCGTTACGACACAGGCAATTATGGCGAGGCCACCAACCTCAACTTCAACAACCGACCGCTGTACCATGTTGTGGCTGGTATCACCAAGAACCGTGTGTTCTTGGCTGTCAACGGCGAGATTGTCTCCGAGCAAGACATTCCACCCGAAACTCGTCTTGCCCGCTCCACTGAGCATGTGTACCTCGGTGGTAAAGGTGGTGAGTTTCGTGGTGCGATTGAGGCCATCCACTTCTCAAATGAGTTTGACGAGAACATGCTTCAGCCATCTATGGCGGTGAAGGGACAAACCACCTCGGCTTTGTTCCGCTTTGAAGAGCCGATAGATGTCGTGCAAGAGTCTTACGAGTTCACCGCCTATACCGTGACCGATGCCAGCACCACGACGCTGACGATGGCGGCGGCTGACGCACAGGCTCTCATCGCTCGTTTGACGGGTAAAGCATACGATTCATCCTCACCAACTACGACCTTTACATCCACACCGTATAGTATGGGTAATTACAAGGTCGTGGATTACTACACCAACAGTGGCACACCCACCACCATTAGCGTACCGCACACCCCTTACAACCTGCTGATTAACCCCGGTGCTATCAACCGCAATACACAGAAGCCTAACCAATCCCCACCCGAAAGGGTGCGGTTGGAAAGCATCAACGGAAACACAGGCGTTGTCACCTTTAACAGTATTCACATTGACTTCATCAACGGTACGGGCGGCTTGCGAGGTGCCTTGCACACCCGAACAACCGATGTGGACAACTACTTCGTGGTCGTTGGGGCTGACTCGTTGATTGACAACGGTACGGGCAAGCCTTACCAGCCACCTCACTACGGAACGCAAATCTTTGACAAGACGGGGCAGATGATTCTTGATGAAAGCGATATTGCAAACCACGGTATGGTGTACTCGTCACAAATGGCTACCGACACGGCTACTAACGCCTACGCCGTGAACTGGCCTGCTGACCTTGACACGCTGTTTCAAGTGGGCCACAGCGGGCGACACACCTTCTCACACATCACGGGCCATGAGTATATGCGCCGCTACCCTAAACCAACCGACCTCATCATTGACCAGCAGGTTGACGGCTCGGCTGACATCGTACAAATGGCGTATGACTCTAACACTCGTAACATTGACGAGATGTTTGCGATGAACTCGCTAATTGATTTTTACAGCGAAACGCTGGAAGCACCCATCGCCCGCATTGAGAACTCGTCCAGCGTGGCCACCATCACGCATAACGGTATGCCAGTGAGCAAGCGTGAACTCATTGCTATTGGCGGTAGCGGATTCAAGTACGCTCCGTTTATGCTTAAAGGCCCAGTGCCCGAAGTAGGAAGCATTGACGAGAACAACCGTCTGTATCACCTTACTCCCGAAACCGAGAGCCGTGTGGCTCTCTTGCATGTTCCCGACCTTAAGACCAGCCACAACCTCGCTCCGTTTGTTGAGGTGCATTACAACGCCATAGACCTCACAGGAGCGAGCATGGGCGAATCCACACCAATGCTCATGGTAGAAAAGACCGTACCAGCGGGTTCGTTTGACTTGGGTGGCGGCACACGGGTATTGGATGTCATTACCGCTGACCTTGCTAACACCACACTCTATTCACCCGGCGGTGTGATTTACCTGTCAAACGCCATCAGTGGCTATGGCTCGCTCATGCAGGAGTCGCACACACTGATTGGTGACAACACAGGCGGGCAAGACAGCGATACAGAACTGGATTACAGCCGCACGCCCGCCCTGTACACCCCCCCAAACGATGTTAATGCTGAACCAGCCAGCCCACCGTTTGCTGTTGCACGCTCGCACAACAGCAGTACGCATCATTCGGTGTACCATCGCCTTGCTATTGAAGCCATGTCGTCAAGTCAAAGTGACACCATCACCGATGAGGGTGCTGGCAAGCGCACACGCCAGCCCACGACAGATAAGACAGGCACGGGTGTGTTTGACCTCGGCCCGACCACACATTCAAGTCGTGTGTTTGAGATGTTTAACATCATTGACAATGTGATAATTACTGATGAAGCGGGTATCATTGCGAAGATTTTCGTCCAGCCGTCTGTTAAATCACGAGTAAATCAATTGTCGCTGGTGCGTAGCCTACAAAGCGGGGATGTACCCAACATCGCCAGCATCATGTTCCTCATGAGCCGCTGTCGGGTGCGTGGGGTGTCCAAGCAAGAAAGCCCCGAATCCAACATGTCCACAGTGGTTGTCACGGCCACGGGCATTGCTGACTCTTTCGTGAATGAGAATGTCTCGGCTGTTGGCAGTGGGTCGCCCGACTCGCATGTAGTAAAGGAGATTGAACCCAACGCTCCTGTTGTTACGGTTACGCTTGGCGGGCCGGGGCAGGGAGGTGTGAACACCAAGCCCACCTACGACCCAAGCCCACTCATGCGACTTCCCGGCTCCACTCGTCGCAGTTGTGCAGTGCAGGCACGGGTGGTGGACACCAATACCTCAATTCTTTCAATGAGTGTTGCTCCACTTAACAACGGCTCACCCGACATTAAATCATGGGGAACTATTTGTTTTCCCAAAACTGGCCGTATCTACCTCGCTGATGGTGCCAGTGCTGAATACTTTCTAAAAAATGGGGCTGGATTCCAATTTAACGAAACAAATGCCATTCAAAATCGTAAGTTCCTTGATGCCGCTGGTGTTGCTTATGCGACCTTCCATGATTGGTGTAACGCTACAGGAGTTATTGAACCAACAGCCAGCACAGGTACCTATACGACATCGGTGTATGTGTTTAATGACGGTGATTTTGATAATGATTCGCTGGCACAGGATGGTAGCACTGTCAATGACCGCTTGTTCCAATCCCTTGATACAGTTACGCACGATTATCAGTTGGGTACGCAGTATGCCAGTACCCGTGCAATGGTGGAGATTCCTGTGTTCCCACAGCAGTTCTTTGACCATACTGAACTCGGCATTTTCCCCGGCCCCGATAACAGCATGAAACTGCATATTGATGCGACCTACACAGCCCACACATGGAATCCTACACCTGTAGGTCGTCGTGCTGATGACATCGGTGTGGCTGATAAGAGTGCTAATTCAGCCTATTCGTACACTATCAATAACCAAGATTACATTGAATCGGCTACAATTTTGCGTGTTGAAAATGCTACTGCAAGCCATACACACCCAAGCACTGGTGCCACAACCCACACTGACCACTTTCACATTTATGTGTCTCATCCTAAAATGTTCCCCAATGGGAGTAACACGGATGCGTTTGGTAATCTCAAAGGCATTAACCGTTTGCGTCGTGTTTTCCTTACCAGCGGTGAGTGGGCTGTGTACGATAACGACCCCGCAACTGATGGGTACCTGTCCATACCATCCAACGCTACTGGTGGTTATCATGACGGCTATTCGCAGACATTTTTCCAAAATGCCATTGTGGGAGCGAAATTGCATATCGGTGCAGGTTTCCGTAACGAAACGCTGATTCCTGTTGCTTCCGACCTTGAACTTCCTTCTTCGGATATTGAAGGGCGGTCACCGTATTACTACGATGCGGCAAACATGAAAACGCAAGGTGGCAACCTTGATTACGGCCTGCGCCAGTATGTGTCGGCTGTTGAGTTCAAGGCTGGCCCGCTGGCTAACCCCCACGCCCCTCGCACAATTACCAAGTGTGCTACAACTACCATCACTCAAGCAATTGCCGCACCAAGTGGAAACAGCATTATTCTCACACTGGAAAATGCTTCGCTGTTCCCCGACCCACCGTTTAACCGTAACTCTTCAAACGCTATTGATATTGAAGAGGGTGACCTGTTGTATGTTGGTGAAATTATGCTTGATACGCCCGTTGAAGTGGCATATTTCAGCAAAAACAACGGCCCAATATCGGAAAACTCCATTCTTGTTGAACCACTAAATGGTGTGTCCATAACGCTTGGTGACATCATCGGTGTTGAGTTTCGGCTAACAAAGGCTGGACACAACATGGGTATTCTTGATGACCCTGCAAACATCACAGTAGCAGAAGCAAGCACAAGTCTTACAAAAACGGATGAGATATGGGAAGTGAAAGTAGCGGCGACTTCGGGAAGTACGACAAGTATTGAGATAGCACCTGCAACTCTTACAAATCGCTTCGCTCATGCTAACACAGTGGGTTTCAACGCACGCAAGGGCGATAAGTTGTACATCTATTCGGGAGGTTCATACAATTATGTTGGCGAAGTAAGTGCAGTAGTTTCCGACTTAACGCATCCTACAGCATCAAACACTGTTGTAACACTTACCGCAAACAACGCCACTGCGTTAAGTGTTGGTGATGACCTTTACATCAGTTCAGCCACCGTTATTCAAGAAGATTTTGATGCTATCCTCAATCGCAGTTGGTTGTACCCATATGCACAGGGTGGGCTACGCAATGGTGACACCGTATGGATGAACATGACGGTGAACAACCCGCACGCTGTGGAGGGTTTGTTCGCAAAAAGCCGTGGTGTATTTAATGAAAACACCGTATGGAAAGGCTTCAACGGCGGGCGGGGAACCCTTGACGACAACCCAAGAGACTCCATTCCGCTTGAAAACTTCTTGATTGGCAACTCGTGTCTTGAAACGGCACAAAACTTTGCTCAACATGTAAACAAGACGGTGGAGATGAACTACGAGGCTATGGGACTGGATGCCAGTCAAGCCCCCACTGTTGCCTACATTGACCCGTATCTATCCACCGATGGAAACGCTCGTGTGTTGTTGTTTGATGTAGCCCACGACCGTGAGTTCATTGCTTTCCATGACATTCACATGCAGGTGCAATCCAGTGCGGCTACGCCTACTATTGGTTACACCCGCAACATCGCTCACGAAACAGGAACCATCAAACTTGACAAGTTCCTTATCAGCACCAACGGTGGTGCGCCGCACTACTTTACCACACAGATTGATGTAGCCAATGGTTTCCCTTCACAAAACAAGTATGTTCGTGCTACGCAACAATCAAAGTTCATTGAAAGTGCATACGCTCACAATGTTCCAAACACCGTCACACATGACTTGTTGGGTAAAACCACGGCTGGTAGTGATGAAAAATACACAATTGGCGACCCTACAAGTACAGCAAACTCAGCACGGAGAGGAAAGGGACACGGGCACTTCGTTCACACTGGTTTATTTCACGAGCAAACAAGTAATACGCACACTGTAGGAGATAGCAACCTCCCTCGTGTTCAACCTGCGGTGGCTTCAGTCTATTATGCCTCACAAGCACATAAGTTGATTCGCAAAGAGAATGATGGCAACGCTTTGTTAAAACGATTGAAAAAGCACCGTGCCGACCAAGACCCCAATTTGTTTTCATTAACTGACCCAAGCACCTTGTTTGACACACCCGATGGTACTCGTGTGATTTCGGCTTTCCTTTGTTTGAAAGGCAAACGAAACTCCACTCTTGAATTAGCAAACCATGAAGAGTCACGCTTGCAACATCTCAAACACTGGACTCAAATGGATTTCGTGCGCCGTATGACTCTTGACTTGGGTGAAGTCGGAGTCAAAGAGGGTGTCACTGACATTGAAGCGGCGGCACGGGAAATGGTGCGCCTCATCAACCAAGGGGGTGCACCTAATGGTCGCACGCACGCTCGCCGTCCCTCTCAGCAATACCCCGGTGAAAGTGAACGGCTTGACCTTACACGAATCGGTGTGCGTCAAGACATCGCTGATGAAAACAAAGACCCCACCTCAGCCCACATTAACGCAGACTTTGCCGCCACAGGTTCCACATACGACCCTGCTCCGTTTTGGTATGGCGACATCGCCTTTGACACGCATGACCGTGGTTCTCACATGGGGTATGTCCGAGCGCACTTAGGTCGGGTGGTTGAGGACATTAACGGTAATGAAGGCTACAGCATTGTCATCCACTCCACCATTCCCGGTGCATCGGGTCGTAATTTCTGTGTGTGGCTTGACAACAGCAAGGGCCAATCATCGTATCAGCCGCAATTCCTCATCGGTCACGGTGGCCGTTTCCGCAACTTTTGGGCACAGCCCGATGAGATATTGGGTGAAAACATGCACCCTGCACCCATGCCACTTAACAAAGACGGGCGACCTTTTGCACCCGTTACGACACTGCGTGAGTATGTAGCACAGGAAGAACCCGATGAAGCCTTCACCAGTAATCACGATATTACTTCACGACGAAATGAAGTGGCTAATCCCAAGGGGCGCAACATTTCTGCTCATCTCGGTGGTATGTCGCATAACAGTGTGAACGATGAATCGTTTGAAACGCAAAGCCCATCCACAGCACTCGTCAAAGGATTGCGTGTTGGTAAGCAGGCCGTAGGTCGTATCAACTTTGGTGGGCTGGTTGCTTCGGGTGTACCCGGCTTTTCACCCATCGCTGGTAAGCATGGTCTTGGTCGCAAAGGTGATTCGTCGTTTGACAAATTGTACAATGAAGGAATCCAAATTGGAAGCACTTCTCCTTCGGCTATTACAAATTATAGCGGCCATGTCAAGAATACAGAAGTGATTGATGATGCAATCGGTGATACTCCACTGTACGGTTTCCGTTTTGCTGACCACCGAGGACAAGGCTACGGTGTGCGTTACATTTACCGCAAAATGGATGAAGCCTTTGCCAACGATTTGACAACCATTCCTTCCACGCTTGATGATGAAGTGTGCATTTATTTCAACGATGGGGATGTAGCAAAAGGTGGCTTTACCATTGGACACCACATGTTGGGATATGGTGATGCTACAGGACAAATGGATGTTTCTTTACTCAGTAAAAACAGTTGGCGAGGAAACCAATGGAGAGGTGTTTATGCGCCATCATTAGGGGTTGATTGTGATATATCGTGGGATGCCAGCGCATCAACATTAGAAGTTTTGTTAGGTGCACCATTTGACACTGGTGCAACTGTTCTTAATAATCATCCCGATATTCTTGGTTATCTTGGTTTCCCTCGCCAAAACGGTGTTATTCAAATTACTGACCCTTTTACATCAATAACTGGTAGCACTGGTAATGTAATTTCATATGAAAGTCGTACTCAATTAGGTACTACTGGTACACATGTGTTTTACGGTGTACGAGGTAATGAGTTCAACGCATCTCATTATTTATCAGTTTTAGGAGATATATCATTAACTGCTGGTGCAGTAACAATGTTTAACACATCAACAAATCGTATCATTAAAGCCATTATTACACCACGAATCAATTGGACAACACTCGTAACTGATGAGTTAATTGCGGCTGTCACGGCTGAGGCTATCAACTTGGTTAATCCCAATGTGCAGGACGGTGTGACTTTTGATTGCCGACACATGTACGCCGCTGACGGGCGCACCTTTGGAGACTGGGGCGTGGCCGCTGACGCTATTCGCATCCGTGCCCACAATCCGCAACGGGGGGCACGCCCGCTCTCCACCATGTTTGAGGCATCACTTCACCAAGACTTGGGTATTGAGGCACCGCACCTTGAGTTTGGTGAATACGAAAAACTTGACCAAACAAGCAACAGTCAATGGACGGTTACGGCAAGCAGTGCCCACCATAAACCAGTGAGTGATGCAAACATTAAGGACAATCACCAAAAAGCCGATTGTGGTTATTTGCCTTACACTGTGCTACAAATCCGCACAAAGGCCCGTGGTTACCATACCAATACTCCTACACCTGTACTGGTGGATTCGTATAACGACCCAGTGCCTACAAAAACATGGGCAAACAACCTCAAAGGATTGACTTACACTTCTCGTAGTGGTGACCATATTTTACCAGCAATCAATAATAATATGGCTGTATTTGCTAATCACAATTATAGTCCACCTAATAATTTAAGCACTTTTACTCTTCTTGTTGGTGAATATGTTACTGATTTGGTAAAACCCGCTGGACAAGAAAGTGCATCTTTTAGTGGTGAAACAAAACTTCTTTCTTTTGGTGAAAGAAAAAAAGTATATCATGGAAGTGACAAAATAGCCATAATGAAATCACAACAGGGTGTAAACTCTTTAACAATTTTAGAAGTTTCCGATTTATACGCTAATGATGCTTTTATGAATGAGTTTGGTGGCGGAAGTGTAACTGAAGATGGATTACTAATGAGTCATGCTGACATAAAGTGTAGTGGTATGCGCCTATACGGTAGCGTAGAAAGTGAACCCATCACCTACTTCAAAGGCGGGCGGGACAGCACCGACCACAGTGTACCCCTGTACTTCGGTGGTGGATTCAGTGGGGTCGTGCTGGATGTCAATGACGGCTCGCAAAACGATTACTCCTCATTTTACACGCACCCGTATTCTACTGGCCCAACAGGTACAGCGGGCATACAGAACGCTAACGAAATTAGCACAGCATATGCGTTGGTGGACTGTAACGCCCTGCTCGCTTTCTTCCCCGGCACGCCTCTTCTCAACCAACATCGTGGTAGCATTAACCCGCCAGCGTACAACCAAGACAATGTATTGTCACCCGACCTTGATGCAGGAACGCTGATAAATCTTATCACTAATCCGAGCCATGTAACAGCACGATACGCAAACGGTATTGTTCGCCAACGACCCATTCCTCTTGTTATGCGTATGCCACATCAAACTGCACGCTACACTGACCATAAAACAAGCACGAAGTATTTCACCACTTACCTCATTTATGGCCCCGGTCAAGCCTTCCCATTCAATGAACCAACATCGGGTCTTGGAGATGTTGAGCCGCACCCCGGCTATGTGGTGACTACGGGTAACACATGGAGTAAAGTGCCAGCCAATCTCAATCTACCCAACGAAATTACCAACTCGGATGGTGATTATGGCCCACCCAATAGCGTATATCAAACAGACCGACAACGATTTCATTGGCGTACAACACTTAACTGGTCACCAGCACAAGGTATTCCAAACATTGGAGATGGTGTCGGTTTATACCAACGACCCGAACACGGCTACCATTATGGTGAGCATTTTATCAATCCAGTACCCGGTAAGATTTCTCTCAGTAACGATGCAGATTATCGTAAAGCACACCCATACCAGCACTGCGCTATGGCGTATTACGGCATAGCCATGAGTGCCGATATGACTTTCCACATGGATGGTGGGTATCACCCCGGCGGCTCGTGGCTTGACAATCAAATGGCATTCAATCCGCAAATGCAAAAGAATGATTTCACGATTAGCAAAATCAACGGTAACCTCGTGAACCCAACGGCTTTCCGTGTATCGGGAGTAATGGCTACCAGTGTGTTAAATGGCTTACTTGGAGAAAGTGCCAGTGACTTTGACCGTGAAATTATCGTAGTTGATGCTACACGCTGTCAAAACGGAGAAGAACTGGCGACTATCATCGGCCAAGCCATTAACGAAAACCCCGGCAAAGGGGCACTCAAAGCAATGGGTGGTACTTTCATGCCAAGTATGGGTAACGCTCAACGCCAAGACCGATACGGTTGGATTGAAATGGACTGGAACACGGTGTATGTGAATGACACCGCCACTTCTTCTCAGTCTTACATTGAAGGTACAATGAGTGGTGGTACCCAAGCATCGCTTGAACAAATCCCTGCGTGTGGTTGGATTCGCACTGATGATGGTGGTCGTCCCGTAGCGGGTGGGGGCATTTGTCCAGCCTTTGCACCATATCATTCTCGTGAGGTGTATGACAACGGTGGTACATGGACAGTGAGATTTTGGCTTGCACCAAACCGAATCACGGGTAAAGCACAGTTTGAAGATATAACCACATGGCAGGAAAAGTGCGACTTAATAACACCTGTCACTGTTCCTACTTTTGCTATTGCTCCGCCATACGGTGTTCCAACAAAATTGTACATTTGGAGCAAGTCGGGTGTTCACTACTACAACAACGAAAACGATAGCACTCGTGACCACATGACCCGTGTACACTTTAGCGGTCTTGTGGATGCTCTTGACCGTACACGACCTGTTGGTGCGATGGGGTGGGCTGGTGAGCGTTACTCTTACCTTAACTCACTTAAAGTCGGTACAGAAGGATATGGTGCAGGGTTGGGTGCATGGCACCCCATATTGGGCTTTTCACCCTACGGGCCAGCCTCAAGTGTGATGAGCACTTTTGGGCATCTTCCTCACTACACACCTATGCGTAACGCCCCCGAAGCAACAGGTGTGCTTAATGGTGTGAACAACACAGACACGATGATTACAACAAAGTACACTTGGACATACGCATCAACCAATACCACACCAGCCTACTCGTTTACTGACGCTGAAAGTTCAAATTATTTCACTGACCCTGTTCACATTGGTGACAAAAACGCTGTACCTCGTGCCCTTCATCATACTCAAGGCGTGTTTAGTCGTGCTTTCCTTGTTATATCGTATGAAGCCGAAATGCCGTTAGTGGCTAAGTATGACCGTGACGGAATCACTGGAACAGGTGACTGGTTGGCTGTAGTAAACAAGACCGCTGGTGGTACTGCCGCCGCCGATGCCATCAAGTTTGCTGGTACAGTACAGTGGGATGAGCGCATTCATGGTGTGGATAGATTTGTTGCGCCTGCCCATGGAGGGCCAAACATTGAGGCTTTGATTCCCCTGCCCGTGACCTTGCCTATTGACGACATTCCATCAGTGCCTTTCCAAATGCACGGGCCTGTTGTTGATGACAATATATTGTACAATGCTGAACCATGTTACGCAAAGACTGGTGATTTATTCTTTGACCTTGACCAAAGCCCCGGCAGTTTCTTTTTGGAAGATGCTACTGATGTTGAGCGAAACCTCATCACTGACCTCAAAACAAGTACCAGCACTGAACTTGACCGATACGGAGATGATGCGAATTATTGGCTTGGAGACACCAACGCTTTCAAAATGAATCAACGCTCACCCGCTCGTAACTTCTCCGTGGAGCATATCGTATGGAAGCGCATGGATGGCGGTAATCTTTCACTCCCTGCTGTCAACGCTCGTGGACTTGGTGCAGTACCATTTGTTACACGAGTAAACAGTGGAACAGCCTACACCACAGGTGAAAAGTTGTACGGTATCAACCGCTTCTCATTTGAAACCACGAACAGTGCCATGTTCCCCATTATACAGGCTCAAGAATTGGCCCATCCACAAATCGCCGCCGCACACCCCGATGAATTGCGAAATGTATTGGCTATCCCCAATGAAGAAATGCAGTTTGAAGAAGTGCAAGTTGAGGACGACACGGGCCAAGTTCACATTATTGAAGGTGGTTCGCCATTTGGTACGATTATCCGCACTTTCAACCCTGTTTCCGACCGTAGCGCAGAAGGTCTTGCTCCCGCAACCGCTGGAAGTGGAGTAGAGCCAAACCTCAAGGTACGCCTTCCCAACCCCGACAGCATTCCCGGTAACCTGCTTGTGCGTGCTGGCTTTGACCGTTTGCAAGCCTACCAAAACGAATCGTTTGGCACGGGTGGAATGATGCGGCCTATGTCTGCTAACAGTATCAAGCATCTATTTACTGATGAAACAAAAGGGCCACGCCTTGGTGGTACATTTAGCGACCATAACTGGGAACATATCAGCCAAGGTAACTTCCCCGACCCAACTTATTCGGGTTGGGAAACGGCTACAGGCAACGCTCCGCTTGAAACTTCATACGAGTTGCATGACCGTACACTGTTCTTCCATATCACCAAGAACGGTAACACCCACAGTCACCGATACCCAACTTATTATACGCACGCTGGTGGTGTAACAAACGCTGAATTAACGGCTGTGTCATACAGCGGCACTACACTTACTGTCAATGCCGCTCCCGATATTTTGTTGTTTAATGAAGCCATTCGTGATGGTCGCAAGTTCTTGCGCTTGTATGACCCTGTTACTGACCGAGGTGGGGTTGCATCATTTACCAACATTGTTGGCTCCACTTTTACTGGATGTGTTGGAGATGCTGACTTTGATGCACTTGTTTCATCCTCAATTACTTCGCTGAAAGTTGTTCCATCGTACTACATTCCAGCAGGCAGTACTCGCTTCTTTGCCGCTCGCCGCCTTCGTGACCATGCAGAAGTGAGTGGTAATTCACCCGACATGGTGCATACTCGTTACATCAATTTTTGGACACTGGCTGATACGCTATGTCATACTATCTACGAAATACCGCAGATGAGTCCATTGTCTTTGCCTCGTATGGGGCATCACTTTGTCAATCCAACCATGGCAATGCTTCCCGGCCATTTTGCTCACCCTGCCTATCAAGGTCTGTACAATAAACACCGAGCAATCCGTTCTGCTACAGTGAAAGCGCATGAAACAGCACTAATGGAAGAACAAGACCTTGGTGACCTCAAGACCGATATTTCAACTACACTTACTGATAAACTGTACGGTTACGATACGCTACACACCTTCGGTGCGCTTACGGCTACACCAAGCGGGCCGAGTGATATTCACGGCGGTGCTTTCACACTTATGTTTGAATCCAAGATTCGTAGCGATGGGTATGGTGTACTGGCATCGGAAGGAGAGGCTGGTAACATCAACAAGGCTGGTGGACACTCCATTGTGTTAGAAGCCGCCGCTACCTACACCCTGCGCCATCACTTCCCCGACCCAAGCGAGGTAGGTGCATACCAAATTGTCATTCAGCCTAACATTCACAAATCTCAATTGATAGGCTACCATGCCAACGGTGCGGCCACTGGTTTACCCGATGGCACCGTCAATGAACTGACCAGCCAACAGGTCGCACTCGTTGTAGGTCTGCGTGAACCCGACAGTGCTACGGGTGCGGTCGCTCTTGTATTGGCTGAGGCTACGATGGCTGATGTGCGTGGGTGTGAGGTGTTCATCAATGAACTCATCCTTGACCACGACCCCGACCACGGTAGCCAATTCACCAACATCCCGCCGTTGATGCTGTACAACGCTTTGGGTGTGCAGGCAACCGAAAGCCCTGCATTTGTCAAGCGTTCACTGCCTTACCACCCGCAAATGTTTGACCGCTCTACTCCGGGTATGACGACCAACATCCCGTGGTGGAGTATCATCCACAAAAACGGCCCCGACCATGCAGACGCTACGGGCTTCCGTCACCTCAACCACCATCGTCTTGACAACTACTACGAGTTCTTGCGTGCAAGCACGGGAAGTATAGCCTGTCAAATCACACTTGCAGGCTACCCAAGTTTGTACCCCGACTTGTATCACGAGGTGCTTGAGAACATCAGCCTCAACCCTGTGTGTACCGTGGTAAGTTGGACATCAACCACCATCACCGTTGATGATGCTCGTGGCTTCCCGCAAATACCCTACTACGGCAACAAGTTGGAATACACGGATGCTAATGGTGTACGACGCACTCATACTTACACTGAGCGCAGTGGGTATGATGCTACGAACATGAATGAACCAAAGCAATTCACTATTACTGCCAAGACTTCTTTCACCAGCAATTTAACTGCTGGCACGAAGTTGCGCCTTACCCGTGCTTACGACTTCCGCCCTGCTGGTGCTATTTTCACAGATTCCAAGACCAGCATGGTGACTCGCATTCTACCGCAGATGCTACAGGGTAGCCGAGATACCAACAGCCTGCACATGGCCGATGCATTCTTGTGTTTGTGGCATCCTAACCTTGGGCGACCCCATACCTTCTATTCCGATTCCAGTCGCACATGGCTCAACCCACTCACCGACCGTGCTGTGGACAAGAAACCACTCAATAGTATGCCCGAACATTTTGAGACTGTACACTACCACGATGCCGCATACTACGCCAGCCTCGGCCCATTTGCATTTGACCGTAAGTTTGTAGCACCGCCATATGAAATTAAAGACACCACTGGTAACCCTTCAACGGTAACTGGGGTAGGTAGTAATTTTGTTAATACTACATTACGAGGTACTGTTTTATCTTCTCTTCTAAAAGTTATCATTGATGGAACAGCATACACCGTTAGTGGAGGTAGCGGCACACAAATCATTTTCCAAGAAACTGTCAAAGCAACTATACCAATTGGCAGTACAATTCTTATTGATGGTAGCGGAGATTTAGTTACCGCCGATGTGTTGGACACGACATACGGAAACCCCTTGTTGATTGCAAACCGATTTGACCCACAAGGTGGACAGGCTGATTCGGGCGATGCGGCAACAAAGACCAACCTCAACCATTACTGGCCGTGTGGTAGTCGTGGTGGCCCGCTCATCAGTCGTCTTGACGGGTACGGGTATGTCTCAGCCGCATGGAATTATCCACGAGACTACTCGTTTGATGGCCCAGTATGGACTGACGCTGATGATACTGGTAGCGGTTACACGGTGCTCAACGGTGTTAGTAATACCTCTTACGACAGTATCAGCGACCCTACCCGCACCCGCCCATTTGGTTATCGTATTGGTCTGCGCCAACCGTACAACAAACCACAATGGTCGTTGTATGGTATGCGTGCATTCCGTGAGGCGGCTGTAACGACTACGAACAATGTCGTAGGTTATCCACACGGGCCACTTGTGCAAGGTGAAACTGAAACATGGACATACGCAGGCGGGAGTGGCCTTTCCAATGGTACATACCCCAACACCCAACTCGGTATCATGGAGCGTCAAACCAACTTCAGCGGTATGCTTGGAGTGGACAAACCCGAATGGCAGGTGCGTTACAGCGACGGTATGCGTGTAGCCCGCCCATTCGGTTGTCCTGTTCGCACGCTACGAAACACCAACACTGTTCTTCGTGATTGGTGGGGTGATAGCGAAGGCAAGGGTATTTACAAATTAGACGAGGCTGTAGCCTATTACTTGGTGGACTGGTGGGGTAACACTCGTGGTGAGGATGTGCGCCGCCATCCTGTTCGTGCCTTCGGTATTCGCCCTGCTTGGGATGCCGCTGATGTGTACGAATATGACCGAACAGATGACCGAACCCCCTATCAGCGCATTTACAACAACGGAAACCCAGTTGTTAATATGAAGGGATTGATTGATAGTAATGGTGAAGTAAGTTTAGCGGGGGGTGTAACTGTCCCACGCTTCGGTGGGCGACTTAACGACACCAACAACAATGACACTACACAACTTGTGGATGTGTACTTCCCCACCAACGCCCATCGTGTTGGTGATGATGGACACGGGCGTGGTCTGCGATACCCCACTGCTTTCAATGAGGATGTGCTGACAGCCCTCAACGAGCCGTATCACGCAACAGGTGTTGTGTTGTCTCACCACACCGCTGAGCCAAACATGAATGAT